GAGCAACAGCCTTCTAAGCTGTGGGTCTTGGGTTCGAACCCCAACGGAATCACAATAACAAAGCATAAAGCGTAGGTGATATAATCGAAAGGTTATGTCACCTATTTTGCTTTAAAACGCTAAAATTCATCTAGTTATAAGCGTGAAGTAAGTCTATTAGTGTCGTATGCGATAGAGTATATGGCGATGATGTGAATTTCACAAGTAAGCTGTACAATCCACAAGTAAAGTGTAGAAATGCCGCAAAATTGCCGCAAATGCACAAAAATGTCCGCAATACATTGTAAATTTAAAGAGAATCATTATGGCAACAATAACATATGAACTTGGAAAACCAAAGCTAGATAAGTCTAGAAAGGTATCTATCGTAGTCTCACACAAGGGGCAGAGAAGAAGAATTCCTACCAATATCGTTCTGACTGATAGTGACGTCTCACGAAGCGGGAAGATTTCATCCCGAAAGATACAGAAGGCGATTGATGACAAGATAAATCTCCTTAAGGATAAATTATATGACCTAGAGATTGACTTGTTAGGCAAGGATGTAGATATTGATTGGATTTTCTCGCATATAACAAAAGAAAGCGAAACTCTTGATTTCTTCGAGTATGCAGAGAAATGGATAGAACGTTCCACCAATAAAGGAAAGAAGAATTATTCTATAATGCTGAACTCCTTGGAACGTTTTAATCAATGCAGAAAACTGCCATTCTCGCTTATAGACTATAGTTTCCTTAATAGATATAAAGATTATCTCGATGGGCATCCTAGAGCACAGTCTTTATACCTTGGCAATATCCGTCACTTGTTCAATGAGGCTATTAAGGAATACAACACGGACGATAAGAAAGTGATTACCAATAATCCTTTCGAGAAATTCTCTATTCCCAAGGATATGCCTAACACAAAGAACAGGGTAATCAGTGAAGAGAACCTTGTTAAAGTGTTTAACTTCAAAGGTACAAGGCGTATCGGTATGGCTAGGGATTGTTACATTATGTCGTTCTGTCTGATGGGAATGAATTCTGTTGATATGTATGAATGTACGCAATACAAGAATGGTGTGCTTGCATACGACAGAGCCAAGACTAGGGACAAGCGAGCAGACAACGCCCACATAGAAATAGAAGTACCTGATGTTATAAAACCTTTATTTAAAAAGTACAAAGGAACATCTAGGGTTTTTGATTTCTATATAAAGTATTCCAATTCGGGTAGCTTCAACAAGCATATCAACAAAGGTCTGCATTATATAGCGGACGAGTTGGGAATACCTCGTTTTGACTTCTATTCAGCCCGTCATACTTGGGCATCAATTGCTAGAAACAAACTGGGAATAGATAAATATACGATTCATGAAGCTCTTAACCATGTTTCGGACTTGGACATAACCGATATTTATATCCAGAAGGATTATACCAATATCAACAAGGCAAATGCAAAGGTCGTTGATTATCTTATCAACCTTGCAGGAAACAATATATAATATAATAAGGAGATAGGGGAAGTTTAGTCTTCCCCCTCTTTGTTTTTGTTCTCCTCTTCCTTTTTATTCATTTTTGCACCAGTAGCTTTCATGATAGCCTTCAGAGCTTCTTCAAAGTTCAAGGAATCCTTTCCGCCATTAGGATGTTTCTCCCACCAGTCAGGGTCAACCCAACGCATTGCCTTGTCATACCAAGATTGGTCGATGGAGGTTTTCTTGCCATCTTGACTTATCAACAAATATCCACCTTGTCCATCGCTAGCTATTCGCTGAACTTGTTCAAGGTTGACCCATGTCTTTTGTTTTTCGCTATATACCCACATAGTTATTGATTTAAATTATTTTTGTTCCTATTGTGCAAAGATACCGCAAAGTATTAAAAATACCAAATAAAACCTATTTCTATATTTCAAGTTTGACCAAATGTGAGTTATTTTGTGTACCTTTGCAGAAAATTCTTAAAATATGATACAAAGATTTACGGAAATGTACTACGATGATGCTGTGCGCTTCGCTCAGTATATACAGGCTACGGAAGGTGGCGAGATTGAACTAGTTAAAGAGGATGCAGATGGTTTTCCTCTTCCGCCTAAGCACAAGGTGTTTGACAACATGGTGAATTGTCTGAAGATAAGAAACTTTGAGATTGCTTATCTTCAGCAAAGACGTAATCCCGATGATGATAAGAAACATCGCAATCGAAATCTCTATCGCTACATCATGGGTCAGAAGATTAAAGAGGTTCGTGAACTTAGCGGTATGACCTTAGAGGAGTTGGCAGAAAAGTCAGGTTATAAGCCTAACAACATTCGTAACATTGAAATCGGGCGTTTTAACGCAGATATTGATACGTTATGCAATATTGTTGAGGCTATGGATGCTCATTTTGAGGTGATGAAGGATTAAAATGTGTTTCTGAATATAAATTATATTTAATATTTAAAAGAAATGTATTAAATAATTTGCAAGATTTAGGTGTTTTTCTTATCTTTGCAACGTAATATAAAAGGTGAGACACACCGAAACAACTGTATTGAATATATGAATAAAGCATATTTGATTTTCAGCAAGAACACAAGCATTCAAGAATGTTGTACTTGGTTTCGTTATCGTGACGAAGCTTTAAAATACAATAAAGAACATTTTGAAAACGTGTTTAAGGTACTGCCACATGAGTTTGATTCTTTGAAAGATGTTGACCCTTGCGAGCCGACAGAGTTCACGAAGTCTTCAAGATGCGAGCATTGCTGGAGAAAGATCAAGAATGATTATCTAAAACATATAGGAGATATGAATATGAAGAAAGAAGAAAATTTTGACCCAAATGTCATTGATGACAGCGAGTTTGAAGAAGTAAATAAGTCGTTTGAAGAGAAGTTTGGCGAAAAGAAATAGTATTTCACAATTAGCCAAAAGTGAGTTTAATAACCCGAACGCATTTGTTAGGATGGAAGAATTATGCTATCTTTGCATTGCGTTCCTTGAAATAATTAATTATGAGTAATAACAAAGAAGATTTTGATGCGCAGGTAAGTGCATTTAAAGAGAAGTATCCCGATTTCAAGCCAGCCAAACCTATTGAGGTTCTTAACTTGATTATGACAAGAAAGAATGCTAAGGAGATTCTTGAAGGCAAGAAGAAGGTTGAGTACAGAGCCTATACAGACCATTATATTGGTCGTTTGTTTGACAAGGATGTTTTGGAGTTCCTTAAAAAGCATGGTGAAGAAGAGGATGTAATTAAAGCGCAAGAGGAGGGTATTGTTGACCCATTGCGAGTAGTGAAGACAATCCACTTCCATGATTATAACAACTCGTGGTATCTCGATTGCGATGTTTTGGTGAATGATACCTGCATCGTAATGAAAGAAGATATGGATTTCCTTCATGAAGAGTATGATAGTCATGACCTGGATGAAATGTATGAGGCATTGGAGCTTAAAAAAGAGAAAGAGCGTCCTTTGTTTTTCTTCTTTGTTGTTGACAAGGTAACTAAAACGACTCTAAAGTAGGTGGGCGTAAGTCCACTGACCCTAGATAATTCCTCAAGGGGAGTAGTTTATGATTCGTGGACTTAAAACGTTACAACTATGTCAGAGGCATCAAGAGGTTATCGTTACACCCAATGGAGAGCGGTAACAAATCGTACAACAGGTCTTCGTGCAGGTGAGAGACGACAGCGTGGTAGAAATATCGAATATCGTAACACTGGCGCACAAGGAACTACTTACGGTGGCGCAATGCGTACATTGGCAGCTCGTACAGCAGCTAATAACGTCACAGAGCGTGTAAACCGCAGACTTAGAAGAGGTTAAAAGTCTTAGAGGGGTTGAATGAATTAAGTTTCATTCACCCCTTGTTTTTAAGGAGAATAATGTATGCAAGAACTAAAAAGAGCAAGAGAAATCATTGACGATGTTTCCAAGGAGACAGACAGTATATTGCTTTTCCATTCTTTGAGTGGAAAGGATTCTATCGTCTTGCTTGACTTATGTTACAAGAAGTTCAAGCGAGTTATTGTTGTATTCATGTATCTTGTGAAAGACTTGGAACATATCATGCGTTACTACAATTACGCTAAAGCCAAATACCCGAACATAGAATTTGTTCAAGTTCCCCATTATGCTTTGTTCAATTATATTAAGACAGGGTATATGGGAATAAAGCAGAATACAAAACAAAGGCAATGGACTCTAGCTGACATTACCGAGAAACTTAGGGAGAAGCTAGGAGTTGAGTGGGCTTGTTATGGATTCAAACAATCGGATTCTTTGAACAGACGCCTTATGCTAAGAAGTTATACGGATGGGAAGGAAGCTATTAATTGGAAGACGAAGAAGTTTTATCCATTATCTACATATAAGAATAAGGAGATTTTGGATTTTATTCTTGACCATCGCTTGAAGAACCCAGAGGTGTGTGGAACGAATAAGCAAAGTTCGGGAGTTGATATTGAAGATATAGAATACCAAAAGTATCTCAAAGAGTTATATCCGGCAGATTTGGAGAAGATATACGAGGTATTCCCTATGGCAAGGATAGTCATGTTAAAAGCTAATAATAAGGAGGAACTGAAATGAAAAAAGGAAGTGAAACAAAGATAATAAAGAGGTCTCAGATAAATCTGAACCCTTGTAATCCGAAGGTACATACCGATGCAGACATCAAGCAGCAGAAAGCTAACATAAAGAAAGTTGGTCTCATTGGTGGTATTCAATGGAATGAGACAACAGGCAATCTTATAGATGGACATAAACGAGTGATGAGTGTTGACCTTATCCAAGGTTATGATGGAACTCCCGAAACGGATTATGACATCAAGGTAGAAGCCGTTGATTTTGATGAGAAGACCGAAAAGGAGCAGTTGTTGTTTATGGCGAAGTCGCAAGACCCGATAGATTACAATTTGGTTGCTAAGAATTTCAGTATAGACGAAATAGATTTCAAGGCTGCTGGCTTCACGGAACAGGACACTGAACAAATAAAAATGTTGCAAGATGATTTGGAAGCATCTTTAAAAGAGTCTGGTATGAATGACTTCAGTGAGGATTTTCTGAATGAACCGATGGCTTCTGTAGCTGAGCCAGTACCAATGACGGAATTGCCAAACATAGAAAAAACATCTGAAGAGATTGTAGCCGAGCATGCTGCCAAGCCTAAGATGACAAAGGAAGAGGTTAAAGAGCAGAAGCAACATTGTACTGATGTCGGCATGAAAAGGCAGGAAGATATTGATAACTTCATATTTATCGACTTTGAAAGCTTGGAACAGAAGCAGCTGTTTTGTGATATGCTGCACATGGTAGCCACTAGCTCTATGCGTGTTTCCGGAAGTCAGGTCTTAGGTTTATTGTAATATGGGACGTAAGCGAGTAAAGCCTCTTGTAGTGAGGAAAAATCCCATAGAAGTTGCCAATATGGTAATTGATATGGTTAGGGAACAGAGTCCAGATTGCATTGTTATGATGTCTCTTGGCAAGGATTCCATTGTTACATTGGACTTATTGTATGATAAGTTTGAACGGATAGTGTGTGTATTTATGTATCTCGTAAAAGACTTGGAACATATACAGCGATGGATAAACTGGTTGAGGGCAAGATACCCGAAGATAGAGTTCGAGCAAATTCCGCATTGGAATACTACATACAATCTTCATTATGGGGTGTATTGTGTACCGAACCCAAAGGTAAAGGTACTTAATCTTTCTATGGTCGTAAAAGCCTTAAAGATACGTTTCGGAATAGAATACGTGTTCTTTGGTATGAAGAAAGCAGACTCGATGAACCGTAGCCTTATGTTGAAGTCTTATGAGGATGAAAATTACATTCATGGTGGGAATTGTTATCCTCTTGCTGATTTTACTCAAAAACAAATCCTTCAATATATGAAGCATCGGCATCTACCTAAGCCGATAATGTACTCCAGAGCATTGCGATCAGAGAATGCTGAGGTGGGGAATGCATCAGGAGGTTTGTCTTTGGACTTGGATTGTTTTGCATGGCTAAGGGATAATGCACCTGAAGACTTAGAGCGTATATATAAGGTGTTTCCGCAAAGTAGGGTGATTCTTTATAGGTATGACAACAAGTAATACTCTTTTTAATTTATATATATAATAATGTATTATTTTCTTTTTGGTATAGGCGGGCTTGCGAAAGTCTGCCTATATTGTTAAAATCATAAAATTAGCAGCACTTAAAGCAAACAAAAGTTAAATGCGTAAAGAAAAACCATAATATATTTGCAAGTTAAAAAATAAAATCGTATCTTTGCAATGTCTTTAAGAGATACTTGAAGATTTGCCGCAAGACAAGTTTCTTGCAAGATAGTGCAGGGCGAGCACGTTAAAAACTAGCACAATTGTTATGAAGATGATTACCGACAAGCAGAAGAAGTTCATCAATGATATTAAAGGTGTTATCACAGAAAATGGCATAAATGCTATTGATGCATTGGACTTGAATAAGTTTACTTGCTATGATGCATCTAAGCTTATTAGTGGCTTGCTTGGTCTTAGAGATTGCTACAAGGCGATTTCAAGAGGCGCATGTGTAACTAGTACAGCGTATTGCGATGAGGCTTTAGATAATGTCTTTAATACAATTGAAAAGTACAAATAATAAAAAAGGTGAGACACACCATAAAAACTGTCTAAGAGAAAGAATAGCAAAGAATAAGTAAGAAATATGATAGCTTTCTTAAACGAACGTCACGATATGGATTGCGCAACGTTACGTCAGCGTTTTGCAGTATGCTATGGTATGAGTGAGAACGAGGCGAAGAAAGTTATTTTGGAGTTGACTATGCTTCAGATTTTTGCAGAAAATTTTGGTGTTGAAATTTAAAACTTAGAATTATGGATAAGAATACAGCATATCAAGTAATAAGCCAATTTAAGGAAAATAATTGTAATAGCGAAGCTTTGGCTAACGCTTTGGATGAAGCATTGAAAGCTTTGAAGCCAGTGGCTACAAATAACGTTTACGTTATCAAGTTGGCTATATTGGGGACTACGTTATCTACGTTATGGATAGAAACATCTAACGATAAGAAAAAGATGCAGGCACATATTGCAGAATGGAGAAGTAAGATAGTAGAGCGATGCAAAGATGATAATAGCTCTTTCGAGTTTGATTTTCAACATGGGAGTCCTTATAATTTCACGGCAAACAAAAAGAATTGCAATGAGTTGCCTTTTTACTTTGATGGCAAACATTATTGCTTTTCGATATTAGAGGGGTATAAAAGTCTTAAAAGCAAATATGAGCAGAGTATCGAGCACGATATGGATGCCGTTCAAGATATGATGTCTTATTTAAATTTATAGAGTATGAAGTTATATGAGGTAGGAGGTATTATCAAAGAGGTGCAGCCAAAGAATGGAGAAAAGATTTCACTAGAGGAAGCTCAGGCTTTGGTTGATGGATATGTTGAATTGATACATCTTGATGGCGATAATATTTTGTTATGTGATGGTGATGGAGTACTAAGGTTCAAGCGAATAAATACATTAGCAACAAGTCACGCAAAACAATTAGGTTGGAAAGGTAGTTATTTAGTTGGGAGTGTTTTATTTTTAAAGGATAAGGAGTTTTAAACATGAGTAAGGCTAGAAAAAATGATAAGAATAAGGATATACCTGAAGAGCGAATAACTCTTAGGGTATTGGAGAATTATTCCAAAATGCAAGAAGAATTGTGTCGTCTCCGCAAGAAAACACGTGAACAAGGCTATAAACTTAACGAACTCAACAATCGACTACAGAGGCTTAACTCGAAAGAAGTTAGATGTGAGTTAGAGAAGTACAGAAAATTACTCTTAGAGCGTGATGAGTTACGTGAAAAGAATAAAGCTTTAGAGCAGGTGGTAAAGCAGTATGATGGGCTAAAAAGGTTTTTCACTAATGAATTAAACGAGAAAGAGGAGGGAAAAGAATGATTATAGGTTCAATGACAGGGCGTGAACTCTTTGAGATATTCAAGAAGGATAAGCCTATGCTAGAAAAATTTGCTATCGAAAAAGCAAAGAAGCTCATCCGTGAACTTCGAAAGGGAATGGGGCAATGTACTACTCAATGTTATGATTTCAAGACGAAAGACTCTACCGAGTACAAAGTATGCGTGTATGTAAATAGAGGAAACATCAGACAATTCTATTTCGATATGTTTATCTATTGCAAGGAGACGAATGATTATGTATGTGCTACTTCCTTGTTGGACGAAGAGAATAGCGCAGAGCAGTTCAGTTATACGCCCCATTTCTTACGAAGATATGCCGAGCGAGCATTGGGAATAGAGAATATGCCAATTAATAGGGTTTTAGCCCATATTGAAAGAGAAGTGGCTTATACGGTGCTTATTTATAAGAATGATACAAGCAAGGTTGTCGCTACGAGTATGGGGCTTTATCTGCAAAAGATTGACTATAAGCGAGGTATTAATATTTGCAAGACTTTTGTTAGCGTAGATATGCTTAGATCTTCCCAAATTAAAGCATATATGGTAGTTGCCGACTTAATTAAAGAATATTCTGAACGATACACTAAAGTTCAAAGGAATGATAATGTACAGGTAGATTTCGCTAAAGATTGTTTGGCAAGAGGTATAACAGAAAAGGATTTGATTGAAGCTTATGGCGAATATTTCAAGAACAAAAAAATAAAAGAAAGGGGTTCGTATGGAGAGAATGACAAGAAATGATGCTGCTGCTTATTTAGGTGTTGACCCTCAAACGGTAACGAATTGGGTTAACAAGGGTTTGCTTGGAGGCTACAATGATAAGAGCAGTAAACGCTTTTGGGTGAATGCAGATGATGTTAAGAAGTATTCCGAGAAGTACAAGATGTTGTCAGTTACAGAAGACTTGCTTGATAGAGAACAGAAAGAGTTGCTGGCAAGTGAGCGCAAGGTAAATGCGAAGATACAAATGTTAATGCATGATGCCTTGAACGTTTCTTCTTTCAGCTATGACAAGATAGGCGGTTCACTTTGTACGTTATTGGAGTTAACGTCACAAGGTGGAATGCGAGAGAAGAAGATTATGCAAGCATTTTTTAATGGCGACAGAATTAGTAATATAGCCTACGAGTTTGGACTTTCAAGGGAGAGGGTGCGCCAGATTGTCATTAAGGCTATCCGGAAGTTCAATTATGCGGTTGAAGAACTTGCTGATTTGAAGCAGGAGAACAATTCCTTGAAAGAAGAAATTAAGAATGTAAAAATGCAGTTGATAATGCAAGAGGGTGAAAAAGAAGAAGAACTTTCAGAAGATGTTCCTCCTTCAGTGTTCTCTATCCGCTTGGTAAATTGTAATTTACCAGTACGTGTTCTTAATGTGACAAAGGCAGCCGACATAGATACTATTGGAGATTTGGTACAATATTCCAAGTTCGAAATGGTAAAATTCAGAAACTTCGGAAAGAAAAGCCTTATGCAATTGGATGAATTCATACACGAAATGGGCTTGGAATGGGGAATGGATAAGGCAAAGATATACGCAAGAGGTGTTCAGCGAATGAAGGATGACACTTACATTGAAGAGCTGTTTAGGATACATCTTGCGGACATAACAAGCGATATTGAGAAAAAGTATAATCTTTCTCCGGCTGAGGCTATGAAGAGAGCTTATAGTGAAATGAAGAGATATGTAGGATTTAAAGAGAAGAGCAATGAATGAAGTATATAACGATGTTTTAGGTAAGGTATTAAACATTAAATCAAACAATAATATTGCCGTTAAAGTTGAACAAGGAGCATTAGAAGTTAATCTGAAACAATGCAGTGTAAAGCGCATTATGTGGTTCTCTGTCTTCTTGATTGATGGGTTTACTATGCGACCATGTAGCTATACTTTCTATTCCTCTATGAGTGATGACGAGTTGGATGATACATTTACACAAGTAGAAGACAGATTGGAATTTCTGAAAAACTTAAATTCTAAATGATATGACGGAACAAGAAAGAAGAGTTGTGAACCGTCTTCTGTGAAACAAACGATGGTAGGTGTTGAAGTTCTGTATAATAAAGAAAAAGAATGATTGCACAATATGGATAAGTGAATATGTAAGCCTTTGATATTTAGGTACTCCCAAGGTTATTTCGTATCTTTGCAAATAAAAAAGGAGATTTATATATGGCGGATAGAGGATATAGAGGCAGACCTCAACGAGGCGAAAGAGCGGATAGGCAAATCAATGCCGGACATAGCCGTGGCTTGGATGCGGCTTTGTCCGACACTGAAGCTAAGATTAGAAAGTTAAAGACAGAACGTATTTATGCTTTCGACCAAAATGGAAAAGAGATAAGCCATTCCACAAAAGGTACTTCTACAAGTACGAAATTGCCAAGTGGTTACAATTACAAAGATGCGATATTGACGCATAACCACCCAGGAGAAGGGTTGGATAGCAATATTGCAGGTAGGATAGGAAGAAGCTTTAGTAGTGCAGATATTGCTACTACGGTCATAAATAACGCATCAGAGATAAGAGCTATCACAGGCTCTTATACATACTCTATGAAAAGACCGAAGAATGGTTGGGGAATAAGTACGCAACGTCAAGCCGTGAATGTTGCAAGAAAAATAAAGGATAGGCGTATGAAATATTTTAATTCATATGTCGCTAAACCAAGTTCCGATTACACTCACGGAAGAATAAGTAGAGAGCAGTTGTCAATTGCTTGGGACAGAGCTGATGTAGTTAGTACTAATAAAGCTCTTCGTGAAGTCGCAAAGGAATTAGGTTGGAATTATACTCGCAAGCGTACTAGTTAAGGCATATATTCAAAGGATGGGTAGTATTACCCCTCCTCATGTGGAAAGAACTTTCCCATCATCGCAAGCGCAGTAGTACATTTTTCAAATTGTTTTTGGAATCCGTACTTCTTGGCTCTCGATTGGTTGTGATGCAGGTCATTGATTTTGACTTGGATTGCAACCATATCTTTTGAGTCGATGATAGATTGTACGTAGTCGAAATACGGAACACCTTCCTTGTGGGTTAGAATGCATACACTATCGGCAATGTCTTTTCTTACTCCTAGTGATAACAGCTTGTCGTAGGTCATATCCGTATCTTCTATCGTATCATGGAGAAATCCGACACAAATCTCTTCGGTGCTATTACCCATTTCTCCTACATGGATGGGATGCAATATCACCGGAAGTCCAACCTTATCAATCTGTCCCTTGTGCGCCTCACAAGCAATGCGGAGGCACAACTCTATCATTTCAGAATCTTTCATATTCTTCTTTCGTTATTAACTCACCTAGTTCAAGAGCATCTTGTGCATAGGTGTTCTCATTAAACTTAAACTCTTTTGGCTTACGTCCTTTACCTTTAGGGTAACACATAAGTTCTTTATTTACATATTGATAACGGACAACGATGTCATCCTCCCAATAGTAAACATAAACCGACTCTCCGTTTTTAAGGAGGTGGCTGATTTTGTTCTTATCTTTATTATTCATAGTCTTTATCTCCTTATTACAATGCAAAGATATAAAAAAGATATTAAACTTGCAAATAAATTAATGTTTATTGCTTGAAATTTAAATATATTAATTATTGAAACGTTGCATAGTAAGCTTGTTGCATAGATACCGACCTTTGTTTCTTGCCTCCGTTACTCTTGGCGGTTCTACTCTGCTCGTATAACGCATGTCCCCAACCGGATGGTTTCTTGGTCTCTTTATAGATTTCTCGCATGGTCTTCCCACCCAATAGCTTGTAGGCTATCGAGTAATTTTCCTTGGCGTAAATCATCTTGGCAGTGTTAACTTGTATCTCACCAATAAGTCCGGTCTTCTTGTTCCGGATATTGATGATGTTTCCTGAATAACCAGTATCCAGTTTCTGTTCCTTGAGTCTTACGAACTCAAAGCCTTTGTATTTTCCTTTTAGGTCTTTTATTATTTTCGGTATTGACCCTTTATCTGCTATGATGGTTGTTCTGTACGAGTCCTTTATGTCTTTAATGCCATTAGCCTCGCCCTTAGCCTTACGTACTATGGAGTCAACACTCTTGTAATTAATAGGAGTGACTCTTGCTCCATATTTCTTAGCTATACCTTCCGCTATAGCTTGTAGCTTATTACCTACCGACTCGGCTTTTCTCCGCATTGAGGTTGCTTGTGCTCTCAGCCTAGCATATGTCCCATTATTACCTACGTCTCCCATATCTTTTTTGTGCAAAAGTAACCAAAATATAAGCCAATTAGCATGTTGCTGCGATATGTTATTTCACTAAAAAGACAAAGTGAAAAGACACGCAGACAAACATTCATCTTAAACAATTATTATTCATACCTTTGCAAGAAACAATGAGTTGATAAGATGACGAAACCAAGAGATTATTTCACAGGCAAGCAAGAAGAGTTCAAACGCTCCGAAGTGCAGATAGCACCATATAATCCAAGGAAGATTTCACCGCAGCAGAAAGCTACATTGAAACGTTCCATAAGAAAATATGGCGTTGTTGGTGGTATAACCGTCAATAAGCAAACAATGACCATCGTAGGCGGCAACCAAAAAGTAACCATCGTGGATGAGATTATGGGCTATCCCGAAAAGGATTATACTCTTTTGGCTGAGGCTGTAAATATGGATTACAAGACCGAAGTTGAACTGAATTTCATGCTTAATTCCGAGAATGCTCATGGAGAATGGGATGACATGAAAGTCCGTGAGTTACTTCCGGACATAAACTATATGGATGCCGGATTAACGGAAGAAGACTTATCCCTGTTCGGCTATGATGCAATGGTAAAGACTGAAGGCGAAGATGAGTTAGGTAAAGAACTTAATTCCTTACTAGACCCATTTGCCCAAGAAAGCGAAAACAGAAAAGTGCCAGCACCAAAGGAAGTGCAAGAAGAGCAGAGACGACAGATAGAACAAAATCAAATTATAGCCAATCAGCAGCAAGATGCTCAATATCAAGCGAATAAAGAGCGTATGCAACAGGTAAAGAAAGAGGTAAATACCAAGGCAGCGGAAAAAGCTTTAGAAGCCGAGTCTTACGTCATGCTATCCTTTGACAACATCGAAAACAAGGAACGCTTTATGAGCACCTTTGGCTTTATCGAAACCGATAAGGTAATAAAGGGAGAAATGCTTATGAAGGTTGCTAAACGCATATAAACAAAAAACAATATGAAAGCAATGAAAAAGATTATAAGATTCACGTTAGGGTTTATAATGGCGGCAATAACAATAGGTATGCTCATTCCCTTTATGATTGTTTCTATGTTTCTCAAAAAAAGGAGAAAGAAAACGTTCAATATATGGGTGTCGTGTCTTTTTACCCCTTTGATAAACAAGATAGGACAATTGGTCAACTCATAAAATCGAAAGATTATGAAGAAGAACAAGAAAAGATTAATGAAGATTGCGAACTTGGCTATAGCTATGGTATTGGCAATACCGATGTTCATACTAGCTGTTCCTTTCTATATGTATAACAAGATTAGAGGCAAGGTGTAAATCCCATCTGCCCAATATATAGCGAAACAATAATAAATACAAGAAAATGGCAAAACCGAAATTTGATTACAATGGCGATGCTTTCTACGATGAGATAGAACAGCTTGCAAAGCAAGGTCAGAAGGATTCTGAAATTGCCTACGCCCTTGGTTTGAAGTTTGGGGTTGACCTAAATCCACAGGTCTTCAACCGAATGAAAAACGGAAAATACGAGAATTGGAATGAAGACGAAAATGCGGAAAGAGGCGAAAGGATAACTCAATCCCTCGTGCGTGGCAGAGAATTTATTAATGCAATCGTGCGTGGCAGATTCCTTAAATGCGCCCTTGGAGGTGTCAAGGTAAAAGGCAAGACAACCACCAAAAGACACATGGTTGTAGATGGAGTTATGACAGATGATATAGTAGTGGAAACTAGAGAAACTGAGCAGGAGACTCCACCTAACGTACAAGCTCTTTCTACTTGGCTATTCCATTATGATATGACTTGGAGAGAGATACAGAGAGGTAAGAAGGATGAAGAGGAAAAGGGCATTCCTTTTGACCCTAAGAAAGGTATATCCGTCAATAAGTGGATTGAAAGAGAGATAGAACAGGAAGCAGAAGAGCAAGGGGAGGGTGAGTAATGGCTAAAACACATTCCGTTTATTATCCGTTATATAATGACAAGACGCATTTCATTTACCTTATTACAGGAAGTCGTGCGTCAGGAAAAAGTTTCTCCGTCTCTCAGTTTATCGAAAGACTTACTTTTGAATACAATGCCGAAAGAAAGATAGCGCATAAGATTCTTTATACACGTTATACAATGGTGAGTGCCGCTATTTCCGTAATTCCAGAGGTTAAAGAGAAAATAGAGATTGATGGCACACAGGATTACTTCAAGAACACGAAGACCGATATAGTCAATAAGATGACAGGAGCTGAAATCATGTTCCGTGGTATCAATACTTCTAGTGGTAATCAGACTGCGAAGTTAAAGTCAATCCATGGAGTGACTATATTTGTTGTTGATGAGGCTGAGGAGTGGACTAGCGAGGAAGACTTTGAGCGAATTATGCTCTCTATCCGTCAGAAAGGCTTGCACAATCGAGTAATAATCATTATGAACCCATGCGATTCCAATCATTGGGTATATAAGCGTTTTATAGAAAAGACACATAAAGAGGTGTATTTTGATGGCGTTCCCGTCCAGATCAGCACAGACCCAAGAGTGTTGCACATTCATACTACATATCTTGATAACATAAAGCATTTGTCACCGGAGTTCCTTAATGAGGTGTTGGAAATGAAGGAGAATGAACCGGAGAAATATGCTCATATAATGATAGGTAGATGGTCTGACGTATCAGAGGGTGCAATATTCAAGCATGTTGGCATTGTGGATAAGTTCCCTAGCAACGCAAGGAAAGTAGCCATCGGAGTAGACTGGGGATATTCGAAAGACTATACTGCCATTGTGAAGTGTGGTATCGTAGATAATCGCCTGTATATAGAGGAACTTTGCTATAGAACGGAAATGTTGTCCAATGATATTATAAAATTCTTGCGCCCTTATGCGGAAGAAGGTTTGTTTGTGTATGCGGATAGTGCTGACCCTAGACTTATAGATGAGGTAGCTCTTGGTGGAATAGTCATATATGGAGCACAAAAGGGTGCTGGTTCGATATTGGCTGGTATTGACAAGATGCAGACATTCGAAATCTTCACTACTAGGCAATCAGTCCATTTACAGAGCGAGTTCCGTAAATATGTGTGGTCAAAAGATAAGGATGGTAATTACATCAATGTTCCGGAAGACCATGACAATCATTTAATAGATGCTGCTAGGTATTATATTCTAGCTGTATTGCTCGGTAAGGTAATGAAGCCAAGGAAAGCATCAAAATCAGACTTAGGAGTGTACTAAATGACAAATATAATTACTTTTGTAATAAAAATACAAATATTTAACTATTAGATAGTTAGTGTAAGTACTCTATGATGGTGAATAAAAATCTAGTGTAAATAAAAAAGATTGTTTACTAAATAAAGATAGATTCTTTAGTAAATAGTCTTTTTTATTCACTTAAAAACTAAGTGAAAGGCATACGTAAATTAAAGTGTGTAGAAACCATGTTTATTATTACCTTTGCTTCAAAAAGTTATAAGGATGTTTGTAGATTCAATTATTCAGATAAAGACATATTTTCGAAACCTCACGCTCAATGCGTTGGGTGTGGAGAGAAATATCTTCGAACGTTTGGAAGATAATGATGTTGATTCTGTCGTAAACATGATGGAACAACATGATTTCGATGTGGATAATGCCATTTCGGAATATAATCCGCAAACTCACAAGGTGATGAGCCGTGAGGATAAATGGGTAAAGGGAGAAAAACCATATAGGACGGAGAAGTTGGCAAGGACAAGGCAGAGATACATCAATGAGGTAGAGTTGTTCTTCTTGTTAGGTAATCCGATAATGTGGAAGAAAGTAGAAGGTGACGATGAAGCCTTTGAGCTATACAAAAAATACTTGAAGAATATATACTTCAATACCAAGCTTCGCCAATGCAAGCGACTTGCCGGAGCGGAAACCGAAAGCGGACTTGTCTTTAATTTCTCGCAAAAAAACGGAGAAATGCATGTTGATGTATACGTAGCAGCACGTTCCAAAGGACATAAGATGAGAGAATTGTTTGACCAATATGGAAATATGCTTGCTTTTGCGATAGGTTATTCCTTAAAGCGAGAGACAAGAACTGTTGAATGTTGGGATATATTGACATCGGTTTTCAACTATCATTGTGAGCGTGGTGGCTTTGGATGGAAGGTGTATAAGTATCCTAATCCGACCGGAAAGATTAACGGCATCTACTTTCGCCAACCTAAATCATGGGATGGTGCAGAGCCAAGAATGGAACGTGAAGAGATGTTAGACTCCAAGATAGGAGATACGAACAACTATTTTGCCGACCCTATAGCTGCGGCAACCGCTGACGTGATACAATCAATCCCTAAGCGGAACAAGCCAGGCAAGCTGATACAATTGACAGGAAAGGATTCTAGGTTTGAATATATCAATCCACCTCAGAACTCAGAAATTCGCAAGGCAGAGAAAGAGGACTTGGCTCAATCTATATTGTTTGATACATTTACACCGGATATGTCACCGGAACTGATGAAAGCCATGAGTACGCTTACCAGTGTAGGTATAAAGCGAGCGTTGGTATTGGGCTACATCAAGAGGGCGAACCGAATGGAAATCTATGAAGAGCTTGTCGGTAGATTGTCGCATGTTATTATTGCCGTTATGAAGGAACTATATCCTGAAAAGAGAAGCAAGTTGGATAAGCTGGAAGTAGAGTTCGATTTCGCAGAGCCTTTTGAGGATGATAAAAAAGATAAGTGGAAAGTTATTGCGGAACTATACAATCAAGGTGTCCTGTCTCTAGAGACCGCTGTCCAAATGTTGGCTCTTACGGATGCTCCAGCAGAAGAAATAGAAAAGATACGGAAGGATGCAGAAGATAAAGTAGCGTTAGCCGCAAAAGTAAGGGGAAACGAAAATACAACTTCATAATATCAAAAGCTTATTGTTTTTGGGCGCATTTCCTATTTGGATTTGCGCCCTTTTTGCACTTAAATTTTAAGTGAAAGCATTGTGGTAAAAATATAATATTATTCCTCATTTTGTTTTTAATTTTGCAGACATGAATTCGAATGAACTTATCATAAACGGAAAGGATGCTTGGACTAACTATCGTGTAAAGATGGGTAGTGGATTCTTAGATGCATTAGAGGCTGATGCAGACAATAAGAGTTATATTGCCAACGAGGTAAGAACTGAGCATGGAACTAGGGTTGTTCCTATTCGTCCAAAAAAGGCAGAAAGAAGCATTACATTAGAGTTTGTCATTATTGGCAGAGACCATACTGACTACAATAAAAGGGTAAAAGCCTTTGATGCGCTTATGGATAATGGCTTTGTTACTATACAGGTTCCGAAATCAAAAGATGATGTTTATCGTTTGTATTGTGCAAGAAAATCATCTAGCTATTCTAGGGGAAAAGGAGGTTCTATAGGCAAGAAGAGTTTGAAGTTAGTGGAGTACAATCCTACAAATAGAGGAGAACTGACGGATTCGGATAGAGAAAAATTCACTTTAAAAGAATTTGAAGATATAGAATAATTATGAAAACTTTCAAGGAAATCGACATAAAGTACTACGATAATAGCGGAAACGTACAAGTAAGATGTACTGTTCCTGTTACACAAGAAGCATCAGTTCATTATGAATTGATGCAGTCTCACTATTGTAAACTTTCGTTTAACCTTTCTAGACCGACATATTTCTTGCGTGGTGATTTTATCGAAACACCATATGGGCGATTTGAGCTTATAGATTTAACTAAGGCCAAAGATAATGATACTATTGGGTATTCCTACGAAATCCAATTCGATGCCTATTATCGTAAGTTAAAGAATAAGATCCTGAAGTATCGCCCGAATACAGGTTCACAAGAATCGACATTCTCTCTTACTTCAAAAATTAGTACTCATATAGAAGTGATAATGAAAAATCTAGCTTATTATGCGAAGTTAGATAAGTCTTACCTTTATGACCCTAATTTTGAAGGAGAAGGAACGGATTATACTTATGTTATAGATGCGAGTGTAGATGCGAATGCTGCAAAGCTTATAACTTACTCTAATACAAGTATATTGGATGCTATTGCGAATATAGCTCAGACGTTTGGTTGTGAATGGTGGTTTGAGGGAAATATACTGCATTTTGGAACTTGCGAGAATACGAATGCTATTACTGATTTCAGACTTAACGATAATATCGTTTCTATGTCAAGCTCACAAAGCCAATCCACTTATGCAAACAGGGTATATGCTTTTGGAGCTGCAAGGAACTTGCCTAGCGGATATAAGAATGATGCTGATGCGGATATAACAAAGGATGGTGTTGTTGAAAAACGTCTCATGCTACCAAATTCAGCAGAATGCTCTGACAAGAACAAGCAATTGCTGGCAGAGAATGGCTTTGAACTGAAAAATGGATATATACAAGTTAGTGGACTCCGTGAAGACCAGTATGTTGAGGGAGTAACTACAAATGATGATATTTATCCAAGAAATCTTATCAAGACTTCTAAGGTAACATCATATGAAAAAGATGTAGAAGATGAAAGTACACCCGAAGAAGGAGATTACATCAAACGGACTTTTTATCGTGTTAATTCGCTTGCTATTGTCAATGAAGATGGCGAAAAAACAGGTGATATGGCTTTCCGAAAGGCGTATATTCTTAGTGGCAAGAACTTACATATAGTATTTCAAAGCGGTTCTCTTAATGGTATGGACTTCGAATGTGAGTTTAATCCAGATGGAGTTTCTGAAATACTTAAGGACGATGATGGTAATCCGATATTGAAAGATGGAAAAGAACAGATAAATCCTAAGTCGCAGGTATTTGAGATTGTTGCTAATGAGGATTATGGTCGTTTCTTGCCGGATATAACTTTGCACCCGAAGGATGGAGATACTTTTGTTCTCTATAATTGGGATTCTACCAAATTGGGTGATACTTTAGTTTCTTCCGCTTCCAATGAGTTGCTGACGGATGCCATAAAGGATTTGAAGAAGTCCATGATAGACCCTACGACATATACATGTACCGCTGAGGCTAACTATTCCTATAATCAGGGTAGGGGTAACTTGCATGGAGTAGGAGACAGAGTAAATCTTTATAATAAAGGTTATGGTGACAGTTATAGGGCTTCAAGAATTATCGGTTATGAGTTTTGTCTAGATATTCCTTATGATGGAGCAAAATATTATGTTGGAGAAAAACCGTCATATTCACGACTCAATGCAATGGAGTCTAAAATTGAGGAACTTGTCTATAATGGACAGAGTTATCTTAATGGTAATGGCGGAAGCGGAAGGTCGATTTACATCATTAAGAGTTATGATAGCATAACTCCTACGGATTATAATGTATTTTCAGCAAAAGCTGTTGATGAACAAAGATTAAACAAGACAAAGGACGACACCGCCAAGGGCACAATCACTTGGGAGAAGGTACAGAAGCTTTTAAGTGGATTGCTTGTCGGTAACTTCAACAATGAGAACGGCGGCTCGTGGACTCCCGATACAGAAGGTCGTTCGCATCTCATCACAGATTACCTGGAGGTGAGGATGAAGGCTATATTCGAGGAGCTTGTAATCAAGAAAACCTCCACCATCGGTGGCAAGGAGATTATCTCTCCTGCTGGTGGCGTGGTGGCTCACAAGGTGGAAGAGGTTACTGTGACATATAATAATGTGTCACAGAAGGCTTATCGTTGCTATTTCTTAGCAGAGCAGGAAGGTGATGCCGTAGATAATGATTTCTCCGTTAACGACCAAGTGCGCTCGGAATCATTCAATGTTCGCAAGGGCACTTACCATAAGGTGGGTAATCACTTCTATTGGCGATTGGTAATCGGTCGTGACGAGGAACCCGTAGAGCTGGAAGGAAAGAAGTATCATTATATCGACCTCTCGGATACCGATTGCGCTACTGCAAGCGATGTTCCTGCCAAAGGTGATGTATTGTCGCAGTGCGGTAATAGAACCGATGTAGAACGTCAGAACTGCCTTATCTTCTCGGCGGTAGATACCTATTCGCCATTCGTCAGCTTGTACCACGGTATAAATAGCTACTCTTTTGCCAACAAAGAATACGTAGAGTATGGTGTAAACAAACAGACTAACAAGGCATTTTTTAATGTTTATGGCGATATGTATGTGGGCGACCGACCTACTAAGGAGAATGGCTATGAGGGTAGTAGCTACATCAAGTATGACAGCGCAGCCAAGCAGGTATCTATTAAGGGTAAGCTTTCGGCGAAATCTACCGTGGATGGCAAGGAACTGTCTCAGTATATCAAGGAGAACTCAGCAGGAGGCTTGACCGAGGAGCAGGTGAACAATCTCATCAAGAACTCGCAGGTGATAGCTGACCTTCAGAATCAGGTTGACGGAGCTATCGAGACGTGGTTTTACGATGGTGTGCCTACTTTGAAGAATGCCCCAGCCAGCAGTTGGACGACAGACAAGGAAAAAGATACCCATTTGGGCGACCTTTATTATGATAACAAGACGGGCAAGGCATACCGCTTTGCCAAGGATGGCAACACCTATAAGTGGACTATCATTACAGATACCGACATCGCCAAAGCTCTATCCGATGCCAGCAAGGCACAGGAGACCGCAGATGGCAAAATGAAGGTGTTCAGTACACAGCCTATTCCGCCTTATCAGTTGGGCGACATTTGGGTAAACGCTACCTATCCTACAGATGGCAGCATCTACAAGAATGAAATCCTGCGCTGCCAGACTGCCAAGGCAAAAGGTTCGTCATTTGCCATCGCTGACTGGACTAAGGCTTCCAAGTACACCGATGATTCTGCCCTCAATATCTTCAAGGAAGAGTACAAAAACGATATGGCTAGCTACAAGGAGCAGCTTGATGAGAAAGTAGAGACCTGGTTCTACAACTATGCTCCTACTACTCAGAATAAGCCTGCTTCTGACTGGACTACCGATACATTGAAGTCGCAGCACGCTGGCGACCTGTTCTACAATACGTCTAATGGCTACACATACCGTTGGACGGGTACGGCATGGGCGAGAATCAAGGATAACGACATCAACACTGCTATGACCGCAGCAAGCAAGGCGCAGGACACGGCAGATGGAAAGCGTACCGTTTTCACCTCTCAGCCTACTGTTCCTTATGACGAGGGCGATTTATGGGCTAGCGGCGGAGATGATGGCAAGACTCTGATGGTGTGCGTTAAGAGTAGAGCCACTGGCAGCTTCACCTCATCAGAATGGGTAAAGGCTAATGATTCCGACCTCAACGCATTCGCCAAGACCATAGAGGAGAGCTTGACGGGAATACGAGACCAGCTCGACAAGAAGGCTGAGACTTGGTATCAGCCTTCTGACCCGAGTACATCTTGGACTACCGATGATGCGAAGAAGGAGCATAAGGGCGACCTGTGGTATAACACAAACAACAACCAGACTTTCTTTTGGAATGGTACGAAATGGGATAAACAGGATGTGCCTACCGAGGTCTTCGACAAGATAGATGGCAAATCCAGCATCTATGTAAGCAAGCCTGCATCCTATGAGGAACGTGACCTCTGGATTTTGGAAGCAGCATATACCCTCGGTGGTGTTGCATATTCCAAGGGCGAGCTTGTCGTGGCAACCAAGAGCAATGCTTCATTCAGCGCAGCCGATTGGACTAAGAAAGTGAAGTACACAGACGATACTGTAGCGAACGCAGCAAAGAAGGCAGCGGAAGAGGCGAAGAAGGCGGCAGATACCGCACAGACGAATGTTACGAATCTCGGCAAGACCGTTACAAGCAACAAGAAGGCATTCGATAATTATGTTACGGATGGCTATCTAGAGCCTTCTGAGATTGCGGCTATGGCGCAGGATTCCAAGCGACTTGAAGATGCTTTTGCAGCCGCCGAGAAATCTTACACTGAGGTGAAGGAAGCAGCGGTACTGAAGGACACCAAGGAACTCACTGACCTCAACACTGCTTTCGCTACCCTCACGACTGCCAAGACGGAACTCGTTACGTATCTCTCAGATATTTCGGCAAGATACAATGCGGCTAATACTGAGAAAAAGGCTACCATCGTTTCAGCCGTAGGAACGAAGTTCACCAACTTCCAGTCAGCATACAGCGCATTTTATGACAAATTGGGTTTGGCAAACGCCTATATCACTAGCAAGATATATGGCGACTTGAAGCAGAATATTACCGACCTTGCAGGCTACAAGTATATCAAGGACGCACTCGGTCAGACAACAGATATTGATGGCGGTCTTGTAATGACAACACTCCTTGCTTTGAGAGACGCAGACGGAAACGTTCAGAGTGGTATCAACGGAGCGATAGACACGAACAGAGGAAAGAAGAGCATCGCAACTTGGTGGGGTGGTCAGATGGTGGATAAGGACTACAATAGCGGAAGCCTTACTCCTGCTACTTCCCTCGTTCGCTTTGACGGTTCGGGCTATCTCGCAAATGGTGCAATCTGGTGGGACGTGGACGGAAAGGTTCACGCTGACCCTACATCATTTATCATCAGCGAGAAGAATCTTGGCGCATACCTTGCATTCTTTGAGCCTACATGGAAGAGCGGTAGCAATGGCACTAACATAAAAGACCTTGTGGCTTTGACTCCGCAAGCTCCTTTTACGACACTCAGCGTAAGCAATGATTTGTTGGTAGAGGGAAAGCTTAAATTAGGTAGTATTACCCTCAGTGTGGTAAATGGTGCTTTGAAGATTGACGGCAATGTGTATTCCACAGGTGGAATGAGCGCATACGGCGATGGTACTAACAATGGTGGTGGCGGTGGCTTGGTCGCAAGCGTGAAGAGCTACACAGACATCATCAAAGGCACGTATACAGACAATGACTTGGCAAGCATTCCTAACGCTTATGCCATCAAGGCTCTCAGCAATCGAATCGACAACATCAGTTCTGAACTTGGTGGTCTTAGCTTGGATTGGGCAAACATCACAGGAAAGCCTTCTACTTTCACTCCTAGCGCACACACGCACAAGTGGGTGGATATTACAGACCGTATCACCAAGGTTTCTCAACTTACGAATGATAGCGGCTACACCACAAACAAGGGAACGGTAACATCGGTTAAGCTAACTTTGCCAACTGGATTGTCTCTTGGTACGACAAAGGAAATCACAACAAGTGGAACTTTCGCCATAAGCTTGACTTCGGGTTATTCCATCCCTACGACATCAAAGCAAGGGCAATGGGATTCTGCCTACAATTGGTACAAATTAATGACTACCGATGAGGAAACAGCTGATGGTGTTATCAACAAGTGGAATGAGGTCGTGAATTTCCTTACTGGCATTGCGCAGACAGACACCTTGGATGGCATACTCAGCGGCATCAACAATTCTATCACGGAAGAAGCTAACAGGGCAAAGAAGGCAGAGGGTGCAAATGCTACAAACATTGCCACAAACAAGGCGAACATAACAACCTTGCAAGGCTACTTCACGAATGGCTCGGCGAAGTCCGCCATCAAGCTGACCAACGCACGTAAACTTTGGGGTAACAGCTTTGACGGAACAGCCGACATAAGCGGTAGCATCGTTGTGCCTAGTGGAAAGTACATCACTATTGGCAACATAAAGTTGGAGTATGATGCAACTAACAAAGCGTTGAAAATAACGAACACCTCGACCAACGAAGTTGCAAATCTTTATACTAGTGGTGGTGTATCTGCTTATGGTGTCGGAACTACATCTAGCGGTAGTACTGGAGGCGGTGGATTGAATGGCACGGTGAAATCATACAATGATGCCAAGAGCCTTACAAGCGAAAGTCTTAGCGAGGTTGCTAGTGCTTACTCTGTTGCTGCACTCTACAGCAGCATCAATGATGCCATAGGTCGCATAAACACCTTGGAAGGAGGAAGTGCGACAAGCATAGAGGTTACAGGAAGTGGCAATGCGGTGACAGGTGTGTCGAAAAGTGGTACTAAACTGACATTTACAAAGGGAGCTACTTTCTTGACATCCCATCAAGACATCAGCGGAAAGAGTGACAAGACACATACGCACAGCGTGAAGATTAATGGTGTCACTAAGACCATCGCAGCCACAGGTGGAACAGCCGTTGACTTGGGAACTTACCTTACTTCTCATCAGTCCTTGGCTGCTTACTTGAAGTCTGCCGATGCGGAGAAGACCTATAGCAAGTTGGGACACACCCACGCATTCAGCGAGATTACGGGAAAGCCAACAACACTTGCTGGCTATGGAGTCACCGATGGAGTCAATACGGTTACGCTTAGTGGCTCAGGGAACGCCGTTACTAGCGCAAGCATAGACGGTCACACCTTGACTTTGACAAAGGGAAGCACATTCTCCCTCAGCGGTCACACCCATACCTTCGCTAGCTTGACCTCAAAGCCTACTACAATAGCAGGATATGGCATCACGGACGCTTATACCAAGGCGCAAGTGGACTCGACCATTGCTAAGTATCTCCCTCTTGCAGGAGGAACGATAACAGGTGCGCTTACCGTCAACGGCATCGCTACCTTCAAGAGCAAGGTTGCCATTGGCGACATCTACATCATCAATGATGGAAGCGGCAATCTCTACGTTCAGAAGACGGACGGAAAGACCGCCGCCAACTTCTATGCGACAGGCGGCATCACGGCTTTCGGTGCTTCTTCCGTCAGCGGTGGCACAGGAAGCGGATTGAACGGCTCAGTCCTTGGCTTCGAAAAGGCTACAGCCATGACTTCCGCCGACAACGGAGACAGCAGCAAGACGGAAGTTTCATTCCTTGCTACTGCTTGGAGCATCAAGCAGCTCAACGACAAGATAAACGCATTCGGGACAGGCGTGTTCTCCGACTATCTTACGATAGCAGCTGCCAAGGCGACCTATCAGCCAAAGGGTAGCTATCTTACTTCGCATCAGACCATCTACGGCTTGACTATTCAGAAGAATGGTACAAGCCTAGGCACTTACACCCCAAACTCTGCTGCGAAAACCATAAACGTAACCGTTCCTACCAAGTTGTCCGAACTCAGCAATGATAGCGGATATACTAAGAACACAGGTACGGTCACATCGGTTGCAGTCTCTGTCCCTACGGGGCTTTCGGTCAGTGGCTCGCCTATCACTACCAATGGAACTATTGCCATTGCCCTTGCTTCTGGTTACTCCATTCCTACTACTGCAAAGCAGACAGCTTGGGATGGTGCGGTATCAGCAAAGCATACTCATAGCAATAAGTCTGTACTGGACGGCATTTCATCCACTAAGGTAAGTCATTGGAATAGTGCCTATGACTGGTACGCCCTTATGACTACTGACGAGGAGACTGCGGACGGAATTATCAATAAGTGGAACGAGGTGGTGAGCTTCCTCGCCAATATTGCGCAGACAGACACTTTAAGTGGTATCGTTGACGGAATCAACAAGTCTATATCTGACGAGGTAGCAAGAGCGAAAAAGGCAGAAGGGGTAAATGCTTCGGGCATATCCGCAAACAAAGGGAGTATCGCCACCTTGCAAGGTTACTTCACAAACGGTTCAGCGAAGAAGGCTCTCCAGCTTACTAATGCTCGCAAATTGTGGGGAAATTCGTTCAATGGCACTGCTGACATCAATGGAAGCATCATCGTGCCTAGTGGAAAGTATATCTCCATCGGTAACATCAAGTTGGAGTATGATGCAGCTAATAAGGCGCTGAAGATTACGAATACTACGACTAACGAGGTGGCAAACCTCTATACTAGTGGTGGTGTTTCTGCCTATGGTGTTGGGACATCCTCATCCAGTGGTGGCGGCTTGAACGGCAGTGTGAAGAGTTATTCAGATGCCTTGAAGCTCACATCAGAATCGCTGTCTGAGGTTGCTTCTGCCTACTCCATCAAGGCTCTTGATTCTCGTATCTCTAGCTTGGAAGGTGGTAGTGCTACTGCTATTTCTGTCAGCGGTAGCGGTAATGCGGTTACGTCTGTCACCAAGAATGGTACTACTATCAGCATAGTTAAAGGTAGTACGTTCTTAACTAATCATCAGTCACTTGATGGTTACGTTAATGCAATATCTGTAAGTGGAAGTGGAAATGCTATCACGTCTGTATCTAAAAGCGGAAAGGGTATTACATTTACTAAAGGTGCTACTTTCTTGACTAGTCACCAAAGTCTTGCTAACTATTATACCAAAAGTAGTGTAGATTCACTTCTTAGTGGTAAGTCGGCAACTAGTCATACACATAGTGTTAAGATTAACGGTATCACTAAAACCATTGCGGCTAGTGGTGGAGATGCTGTAGATTTGGGAACTTATCTCACCGCACATCAAAGTCTCGCAGCTTATGCAACTCAGAATTGGGTTAAAAATGAAGCTACTGCTCATAACGCAGATATGGTAGATAATTATCACGCTAGTGGTTTGTTTACTGGTTTCAGTATTTCTGATGTTGCAAACAAGGTTACTATTAGTATTGGTGGAACTTCTAAAGCACTGAATTTAGTAAGAGCTTTTCCTAGTGGTGTTGGAAACAATTTTAACGATATTGCAACACACGGGAATAGTATGGGTATGTCTAATATTGCAGCACCTTATGCTAGTTCTACTGCTAACTATCAAACGTTGAATGGTTATGTTAATCCTAATGGACAAACTGGTTGGCATCATTATATTAATCTGTCTTATACTGATAGTAATAATACGGCAACTTCTCCTAATATGTGGCAAACTCAGTTTGCTATAAAAGCTGGCACTACTGAAGTTTATGTCCGTTCTAGAGCTGGAGGCAAGATAAGTAATGATGCAGCTTGGGCTGCTCCTTGGGTAAGACTTGCTAGAGTTACTGACAATGTAGCATCTGCATCAAAAGTTGCTAATGCTCTTTCTTGGAGCGGTTATAGTAGTGGTTCTTATAATGGTTCTGCTGTAAAGTCTATTAGTATTCCAAATAATACTAATCAGCTTACTAATGGAGCAGGGTTCATTACATCTTCTGCTTCAATTACTGGTAATGCTGGAAGTGCTACTAAATTACAGAATGCTAGAACTATAAACGGAACATCGTTTAATGGTACAGCCAACATAGTAACTTCTTATTGGGGAACTGCTAGAAAGCTTTGGGGTAATAGCGTGAATGGTAATGCTGATGTAAATGGCAGTATAACTATTGCTAATACTGATGGTGTTTATGTGCAAATTGGTGATGTCAGATTAGTTTATGATAAAGCTAATACTGCCATTAAAGTAGTTAAGTCTGATGGTACAACCGCAGCTAACTTCTATGCTACTGGTGGCATTTCTGCCTATGGAGAGGGAAGCGCTGGAACAACAGGAAGCAACAACTTCTCGGCAAAGGCGTATGCCGATTCCATCAAGCTCACAAGCGAGAACCTTAGCGAGATTGCAAGTGCCTATTCCATCGCCGTGCTTAACAACTCGTTGAACGCTGCCATTGGTAGAATCTCCACCTTGGAGGGTGGTAGCGCAACAAGCATTGAAACCACAGGCTCAGGCAATGCCGTAACTAGCGTGTCGAAGAGTGGAACAAAGATAACCTTCACAAAAGGCTCTACATTCTCGCTCAATGGGCATACGCACGACTTCATTACCGTGGGGGCGAATCAAACTATCACGGCTACACAATACACAAAAAGCCGTCTGAGCGTGCGCCCTTACTACAACAGCGGTGGCCCGACTACATACGGAAACATCTTGGAGGTTGTCAGCGGAAATAGCGGCGGTGGTCAGCTTGGTATGGAATGGTCGGGAAGCCAAACCAAGACGGACGGAACGGACACCAACGTAGGCAAGTTGTATTATCGTAGCAAGCGAGATAATATGGCAGGCTGGACGGTTTGGAAGAGACTTGCCTTCGCCGAGGAGCTTGCTTGGGGCAACATCAGCGGAAAGCCTACAAGTCTCAGTGGATATGGTATCACGGACGGTGTGAACGCCGTTAGCGTAACAGGCTCGGGCAATGCCGTGACAGCCGCATCTGTTAGTGGGCATACCTTGACCTTGACGAAGGGTAGCTCATTCAGCTTGTCTAACCATACTCACTATATAGGAACGACACAGGTACAGGGCAGCAGTGCCGAGCAAGCATTGACTGGAATAACCAAGATTGACAACATCTTGAAGTTGTCAAAGGCTAGTGTCACCGTCAACACAAGCTACAAGGCTGAGCAGAATCGCTTGGTGATTTATGGAAGTACCTATGGCAACGATGCAAACTACATCAAGTCTGCTGGAAAGCTGTCCTATGGCGATGGCGGTCCACAATTGGTTTTCTCAACTGGCGAGAACCCAGACGCAAGTGGCGTTCAATCGGCTGCATTGGTTTATACTGACCATGACAAGATTGGAGCAGGAGTAAGCCTTTCGTTCGTGACGAACCAAGGCGATGCCTACTTTATTGCTCCACACATCAAGGCTCTCACGGCGTTCCAAGGAAACCTTGCGTGGAGCTATATCACCAACAAGCCAACCACTTTGTCGGGATTTGGCATTACGGATGGCTTGCGCTCGGTTACTAAGCCAAGTGGAAGCAATGTGTTCGTGACTGGCATATCCACCAGTGGAACAGCCATCACCTACACCAAGAGCTACACGAAGAAGAGCCTTTCTGTGGTGGGCACTTCGGGATGGACTAACGCATCGACCGATGGCAACATTATTCCTGACATGAGCTTCATAGCTCATTGGAACGGAGCATATAGTGGCACAAGTTCAAACCTCGCCTATTGCAACAAGGGTGCTTTCGGCTCGTTTGCCATCAAGAACAGCCTTGCCTTCTCAGAACTCACAAGCAAGCCGACAACGATAAGTGGGTATGGCATTACTGATGCTTATACGAAGTCACAGGTGGATGCCATCGCCGCAAAGTACTTGCCTTTGACAGGTGGAACGCTCACAGGTCAGCTTAAGATTGTGGCAAGCGCATTGAATGGTGCTTACAATGGATTGCTCATTGGCGATGATTGCTACATTGGTGATTGTAACTTTGGCAACACTATCGGCTTGATGGGCGTTGGCAACAACAACGCAGGAATGGTGAAGTTCGGCAAGGGAGGTATGCAATTCGGTTACAACGGCTCGAATCACATAGCTTCGACTACCGCACAATGGATAAACCTCAATGCGGATTTGCTCGATGGTTGGCACAAAGACAACATCGTATGGTCGGGAGCGGTAAACAGCAACACCGCAAACCTTTCCCACTATTGGGCGAAGTTGTTTGACATTACCGTCACAGGCAACCAATATGATGATAGAAGTTTCACGTTCCTCTTCTCCAACGGATATAACGATACCTATTCGGTTGTCGTGTTGAGAATCCGTCAGAATGGAGCGAATGGCTCTGGGGCATACAACTTTGGCATATCCTTGCGTGAGTTGGTTGGAAACATGTCTTCAAGGTTGCGTGTGTACTACAACAATGCAACTGGCAATGTTCAACTTTGGGGAAATTGCCAAAATCAATATGGAAGTCTGTCTTACACTATCATCAAGAAGACAGGGCGCACGTCTGCCGATTTCACAAGCCAAGGAACTTTGGTGACAAATACATCGTTCTCTGCGGCTCAAAGCTTGCCAGCAACCACAGGGGATAGTCCTTATACCTTGCTTGATGGTGCTACGAGAATTGGCATCGTGAAGCAAGCAGACCAACTTGTAACGGCTCGCTCGCTATGGGGTCAGTCCTTCAACGGAACAGCAAACGTGAGCGGCAACATGACAGGTGTGGGCAACATCAATACTTCCGCAGCACCAGCAGGAACTATCTACACAAACAACTGGTTCAGAAGCAAGGGAAGCACTGGTTGGTATAGTGAAGACCACGGCGGTGGTTGGTACATGACCGACAACACTTGGATTCGCAGCTTTGGTAGCAAGGATGTATACCTCTCCAACAAACTTAGCGTGAATGGTAACGTCGGCATCGGAACGGCCTCACCATCTTACAAGCTGCATGTTGTTGGCGACATCTACACAACAACCAAGGTGAACATCAACGGCATCGTCTTGGAGAAGGATTCGGACGGTAACTTGAAGGTCAACGGAAACCTCTATGCCACAGGTGGAATAAGCGCATACGGAACTAGCTCTGCTGGAAGTGGCGGTGGATTGAGCGGTAGCGTTCTCGCATGGGACTCCGCTATCAAGATGCCTAACGCTACGAATGGAAGTTCCGACACTACCAAGACGGAATCATCTTTCTTGGCCAGTGCTTGGTCTATAAAGCAGCTTTACAACAAGGTTACTAGCTTGGAGGGTGGCTCGGCAATGAACGTAAGCGTTAGTGGAAGCGGCAACGCCGTGACCTCTATCAGCAAGAGCGGCACTACTATCAGCGTAGTTAAGGGTAGTACGTTCCTCACGGCTCACCAAAGCCTTGCCGGTTACATGAAGACTGCGACTGCGGATGCAAAGTATATGTATCATAGCCGCAATAACATCGTGTCCGACTTGAATAACTTCGCAACAAATGGTGCTGCTCATATCTATGAAATGAACGGCGTAACTAACAAGCCGAATGATAACTCTTGGATACAGGTAATGAACTGGGGAACGGGAGATGCAAGCTATGGTTTCTTGCTTGCCAATGAATACACTGCTAATGGTCACATGTACTTCCGTCAGAAAATTGCGGGTTCGTGGAAAGATTGGAAGACCATCATCGACTCATCAAACATCGGGTCACAGTCGGTAAATTACGCTGCATCGGCGGGTTCTGTTGCTTGGACGAACGTAAGCGGAAGACCTAGCACGATGAAAAATCCAAGTGCTCTTTCTTGGAGCGGATATTCAAGCGGAAGCTATGATGGTAGTGCAGCAAAAAGCATAAGCATTCCGAACAACACGAACCAATTGACGAATGGAGCAGGGTTCATTACATCTTCTGCTTCAATTACTGGTAATGCTGGAAGTGCCACGAAACTCCAAACCACAAGAACGCTTTGGGGACAAAGTTTTAATGGAACGGCTAACATAAGTGGAAGCATGACAGGTGTCGGCGACATGACCTTGGACGCAGGGGCAAGGATAAAGCACGGTTCGGGCAACCTTTACATCGGAAACTCGGACAACTCCAACTGGATAGGTGTTCAAGACATCTGTAGCCAGTCCTCCATCGGAGATGGCAACTGGAGCTTGCGAACGAGCGGAGCTGCGCATTTCAAGGACACGACAATCAACGGAACGGCGACTATTAAGAATTTACTTAGCCTTGTTGACGGCTCGCACAAAGGCTTGAAGATGGGAAGCACGTATATCTCATCCCTCGATGGTGAAGTTATCTTGCAAGGCAACACAGCCCTCCGATTCGGAAATGATGCATGGGACTACAACCAGTGGGCGGGTCTTAAGTACGACCATAGCAGCAAGACCGTTTACCTCGGCATTGCCGATGGAAGCATATTCAAGGCGAACAGTGCCCAAAGTGGGGGTGTCATCAACCTTAAGCAAGGAATAAGCTCCGTCTATACTCCAGCATTGTACGCTGGCGGCGACATTTATCACACAGGTGCATATAGAATGCTATGGAAGAATAGCAAAGCATCAAAGTATCTGAATGTGATGAACATATCGCAGGATGATAATGGCATTCTCACCATAGGCTACGGAAACTTCTCCAACAACAAGAATGTGGTACTTGAAGGCTATAACCTTAACTTTCGAGTTGGCAACGATAGCGGAATGAAGTCCATGTGGCTTAATTACAACAATGGCAATCCTGTGCTGAGTTTGGATGGTAATTTCTATGCCACTGGCGGTGTTACGGCTTACAAGAGTTCCGATGAACGCTTGAAGCATGACATACACGGCGTTGACAGCTTGGCTATCATCAAGGCGATGGGTGGCACGGTTGCATTCCGATACAATGCCGACAACAAGGATAGCATCGGTTGGATTGCCCAAAGGGTTCTTCACAACACCTTCATGCAAGACCTTGTGGAGAAAGACGACAAGGGCTTCCTCAAAATCAACTATTGGTCTCCAAAGCTGATTGCCGTTGCCTTTGGTGCTATCGAGCAAGTTGACGATGAGGTGAGCCGCTTGAAGCGAAGAGTGAGAGACTTGGAAAACGAAGTTGAACAATTAAAAAGTGATAGATTATGAGTTTGAACAATGGAATCATCAGTGCTCCAGTAAGCATAGATGATGTAAAAAGTGTACTTGGAGAGGGTAGCAATGACCTTGCCACATTGTGTAAGTCCACCAACATAAACATGTGGAGTAGGCATAAGCCTGTCATTCATCCGTCTTTGTTTGACGAGAATGCAATAGTAGGTACTGATGGGAATTTTGGCTTTAACATACCAAAGTTTACGTCAGTTAAGGCTTTGTATGAGAATTACATGAAGTACGCAAATGAAGATGGGCTTTATCCTGGCGATGAGGGTTGGAACATTCCTACAAATGGTGTAACTTACGTTCATCCAACAGGTGGCAGTAGCTCACCTTATAGGCTTGGTGACTTTAAGAGTTACGATAAAAATGCTACTTGCTTGATGCACGACTTTGACATAAATACCTACACGGATGAGGAATTATCGTTTATCATTAGTATTGACAAAGATTCAGGTGGAACTCAAATTCCATTTAGGGATATTGCTACTTATAAGAATTGCTACTTTGGTGTGGCTTTTCTTAGAGACGACAGCTTGGCTATCCATAGCATCCTTACATCCAACAACAAGAATGATAATTTTCTAAAGACAACATTTGTGTATCAGAATCTTGTCAATTTGTTGTATATCGCAGTTCCATTTATGTCTCCGATACCCCATTTGAAGAATGCTCCAAATTTGGAAACGTCAGACAGCATCGAATGTTATCCTATCGTTGGGGTTTCTCCTATTCTGTTCTATGGCAAGAACGATACTGGTGACTATAGCAAGTATATGTACTTCGTATATCCAGACCGAGACAGCAATGGTAACGAGTGTATAAGAATATATAATAAAAGTACAGTTCTGAATGTCGGTTATGTTTTGTACTTGTTGTATGCTGATTCAAGTTATTATAACGGATATACATTAAAAGATGGAGAATATAGAGTTGATGCAGGATATATAAGCGCAAAAAGCAATGTGGTGACGTACCTTAACAATGATTGGCTGATAAAGGGGAAATCTTATAAGCTGGTTCTCTATAGTACAAATAACAACAAGATAGCACAAGAAATGGAGTTGTAACATCAATAATGTTAAAAATATAAAAACAACGGAAAATAACAATATAAAATTCTTTAATTATGGAATATTTTTCTTATCTTTGCGCTGTTAAATAGATTATTATTCTGCTTTTATTTGCAAATAGAAGAATAAAATAGTTTAAACGTTTAAATTTTAAGGAATAATGAAAGTAACATTTGGAAAGATGACAGAGTTCAAGCGAGAGGTTGACATCGTGAACGATTCGACCAAGATGAAGGGCAATGTTGCCGTCAGTGACGGAAGCATTGTAAGTGTTGACAACGGTGTTGTGTTGGACGGCGACGGCAACCAGATTGCCACGTTCAGCCAGTATTCCACGGACAACTTGAACGTGAACTACAACACCTCAGACTTGCAGAAGATGATTGATGCCGTGACAAGCATCAACGAATTTGCTTCCTACATCAAGGAGCACGTCGATGAGTTGTCGGATGGCATCGTTTCCTCTGACACCACAGAGGAATAACAATTAGCTTGGTTGGTGGGTACGAGGGCGGCAGTCGGTAGTGCCCACTTTCCAACTGAGCGAACTAACATACATTATTTATTAATTAATTATAATAAACCAAGTTAATTATGAAGAAGATTAAGACAATCGAGGCGGTCTACGCCTACAAGACATTGAAGGGCTTCAAGACAAGCTCTTTGAGTGAGGAAACCATGTTGGCGGTATGGAAGAACATGAAGGCTCTCCGTTCCATCGCCGACACCTTCGACAAGGACAAGGAGGAGGCTCAGGAGTCCTTGAAGGATGACAAGTTCGAGGAAATGCAAGGCAAGCTCAAAACCGCACAGGAGAACGAGCGCAAGATGAAGGAGGAGGGCTACACCTACACCAAGGAGGACACAGACCTCTTGCAAGAGGTGAACGCCTACTTCGCTGGCTTCAGCAAGAAGACCATGGAATACTTCAACGAACTCGCCGACAAGGAGGTCGAGGTGGAAATCACCGAGGTCGAGGAAGCCGAGCTGCTTAAGGCTATCAAGGCTTGCGAGAAGAGCTTTGACGATATGGAGATGCTCGCTTGCATCTGCAAGTAATATTTAACAGGATAAGGATGTTCTTTATATGGGCGGCTGATTGTTTCGGTCGCCCATCCTTTTTACTTACAATCTGTAATTTACCCCCCATTTTTGAATGGCAAATCTTACAGATTGGTATTTTTGCAAAGTTTAACTCTGAAAAGTTGTGCAAAATGAATGTTTTTTTGTGCAGAATTGTTTATTTTTGCAGCACGTTCCTTATTATTAAGAATGAGGAACTAAGAATAAATAATAAACACAAAAAACAAAAAGGAGAAGAATTTATGACTAAAGAGGAAGAAGATGAAGTCCATCGGTTAGTTCAATCAGTCGGTGTTGTACAGTTGTCAAGAGTAATGTTTAAGGGTATGGACGTTAGCGAAATGATTAACGTAATTATCCTTGCAGGTAGAGGCTACAGCGTGAAGCTACTCACTTGGTTCAAGTATTATTGTGAAGTGATGCCTCTGTTTATCATGCTTTTTCATATTGCATGCATGGTAACATTTGCGTCTCATGAAAAAGAAATGTGCATATGGTTTAAGGAGAATTGGGTATCGGCAGCATTTATCTATTTTTCAGTTTACATCCATCCGCTTGTGCTTATAATTGCGAGCAGATTCTTTTGGCTCTGCTACAGATGGCGTATTCCGATGATTATATACCTATTTGGGATAAATGCTATTCATATCGTATACTGGAATGTTTTTACCACCAACGAAATGGAGGAAGCTAATGTTGTAATACTTGTAATGACTATTATATTTTATGTATATGGTTTTGCCGATAAGTATTTCTCAGGCAAGGGCTGTCAAAGTTTAATCTCTAGATTATAATGATATGGGAAAGTTATTTGGTTATCACACCTTGGGAGTGTTATTAAAATCGTTGTCTGACTCTTGCTTTCGAGCAGACGAGCAAGAGAAGAGAGGGGAGAAGGTAACTGCTTGCGGAATGAGTAGCGATGAGATAGAAGACCTTTGTGAGAACTATCTGCCGTATGCTCTCAACCCGATGCTGAGCACGGAGGAGGTCAAGGAGAAGCTGCATGTTTCTGATGCTACCCTTAACAGAATGGTGGCTAGGGGCGATTTGCCCAATGGCGAGTGTAAGAAGCGTGGGCACACCCGATATTGGAAGAAGTGGGATATTCTGCACTTCATTAAGAGTAAGAGAGGTAAGTGATTGCCTCTCTTTTTTATTGTTTTCATATTTTCAAGAAGTCTTCTACATCAATGTACTCAATTCCGAAATTCTCCGCACATTGTTTGTCGGAGTCTGAGAAGTCACCTTCTTTTCCACTAGCATCACCTATCATCAGCAGCTCACTCTTTTTCCAAGAAGAATACGACTCAAGCATTCCTGTATTTGGCTTTCTCATGCAAATCTCTGCATTTGATGGGCAATACATGGAGTTGACAAAGATGTTGCGTCCAGTATGATGGCGAAGATATTTTTGCATAAAGCTTTCAATAGCCTTAATCTTTCCGATAAATTCCTGTTCATCAACGAATTGAGGTATGCCACCTTGGTTTGAGACTATTTCCACATAGTAAAGAGTAGGGAATGCTTCTACTATCTTATCCAAAACCTCTTTGCGGATTTTGAAATCTGTTACATCTGTAGGAAAGGTGTTTCCTGAAATAGTCTTGATTATAGTATCGTCTAAATCAATAAATAGTACTTTTTTCTTGATTGAATATCCTTTTTCTATCATATTTTTGCTTATCCTTTATATTAATGTCATTACCTAAAAAAATGAAGTTTATAAAACACAGTTGTTTTGGTGTGTCTCACCTTTTTAACAATGCAAAGATACGACAAAACGGATATTCTTGCAAATAAATTAATGCAAATTTTGAATCGTTATCTGTTTTTAAAGAAATCATTAATAATTCTCGCAATAGCTTCTTGTTTGATGATGATAGGGGCATCACCTTGATATTCTATCACTTGGCAACCGCATTCCTTCCAAAATAGAGTGCTATTTATGCGTTCTCCATCTACCAAGATCCAATCCGGATGATGTTCAAACGAATGCATCTTAGTTAGCGGAACGAGAATGAATAATTTATTCTCCATCTTGTTTACGAGTAACGACAAGTCATTATCATCAAATGTAATGATAACTCGATTTTCATTCTCAGATAGAACGTTAAAATCCTCATTAAAACGTTCATAAAGGTAATTTTTGATTTTCGAACAACTCATATTCTTGTAATTTTATAGGAGGGCAGATGGAAAAATCCAAGGTCTGCCCGCCAAGTTAAACTTATAAGGAAATCTTCTATAATATCGACTGACAAAGCCATCCCATAAGATAGCATGGTTCTTCGCCTTGCATATCTATTCCCAGATGGTTGCATATATGTGCTACTACATGAAACATTTCATGTGTGAGACTATTTATATACTCACCTTCAGAAGTAGACTTGCAAATGAGCACAACACTTGTTTTCTTTGAAACATTTGTGTATGTCAATCCTTTGTTTGAAGAATCGGTTGAAATGTGGTCGTATGCATCCAATAATGGTTGCCCCTTACAATCAATGGAACTTAGTAAGTCCATAGCTTCGTCAACCTCTTCTTGATTAGCTACATGACATACAATCACATTCCAATCGTATTTCTCCAAGTAAATTTCTTGTTTAATCATAATACATCATCCCATGGAATGCCGATACCATTATGGTTGCAATCGGCATAAAATCTATTAAAAATAAATCCGTCCGCTTGGTCTGGGTCATCCACCATATCCTTAATGAATTGAGCCAAAGCAGCTTCGTCCTTTAAAGAGGACTTAAAGAAATCGGCTCTAGCCATGTTTGCGACATAGACGAAATCGTAATTGTCGGCATTCTCTAACTTTACGTTGTTGACTTTAAGAAGTTCCTCGACTGTATCTTTTTCTGTCGGTTCAACTTTTTCGAGCTTACCAGTCGTTGCGTTTGTCTTGCGCATTAAGGTAATAGCCCAATCACACATCTTTTTATTGAAGTGCCAGCCATTGTAGCGAAGGTATGCAATCATCCCTTCAGGCTTCATATCGTATGCGTCAAGTGGTATTTTGTATCTTCCCATAATAAAAGCTTTTAAAGGAGGTGGAGATTTCTCCCCACCTCAAAGTGTAATACTAATAGCGATAACCGCCACCTCTGCGACCACCATGTCTTTCACCATAGCGGTCATCATCGTCATCATCCCAATTGTCTCGGTAATCCGGCATTGGGCTTCTGTGACCCATTCGTCCATACTTGTCATCCCCCATTTCATCAATGCAGTGCATGAGTTTACCACCATACTTAAGCATCTTCTCTACAAGTTCCGACATTTCATTTACCTTGTTTTCGGTAATTTCTATCATGTATCCCATAATGATTTACTTTTTTGTATTAACTTTTTCCAAAGCCACTGACAACATAGACTTAATATCGGTCAAAGTTCCCTTCATTCCGCTAACCTCGCTTTTGAGGTTATTGATGTCTTCTTCCTGTTGTCTGTCTTTGGCTATTTGTGGATTCAATACGGCACGCATCTTTGCGCACTCTTCCATAACCTTTTTGTGGTATGGCTCGCTTTCCACAATTTCCTTAGAATGCCGATACATAGCTTCAACTTCCGCATCCATAGCTTCACGGCTTTCAGAAACCACGAGGTTTTCCGAATTTGCAATTTGCATATTGGATGGGAGTTGTTTGAACTCCATTTGTTCATTAGGCAATTTTACGACAACATCAACGGTAGTCTCCATTGGTTGTGGGTTGAATTGCCCAGGAGTATATGTCGGGAACTTAGGTTGTGGGTTACTGACCGACACAACCTGTCCGATTTTAAGACTTGGGTTTTCACCCTTGTCAAGCACATAGAATATGCTGTTAGGTCGAAGTCCTTGAAACATAGCTTTGTAATGTTAATTGTTAAACAATACCCGTCATTAGCTGAAGGGTGTTAGTATCTCGCTCGAACCAAAACTGATAAACTCCAGTTCCTGCAATGTCGGCTACCGTCAAAGGATTGCCGTTGAACTTAGTTACAGCTTGGGTTACGCCATTGGTCTCGAAAAGGATTGGCAGCGTATTTGTCGTACCTGTCGGAATGGCTTGATGTAGGTTCACAAAGATAGTTCCCCTATAGTTAGCATTCACGAAGGCGTGGTTTCTGAACGAGAAAATGACATTTTCGGTGTTCACCACCACGCCTGTAGATGCGATAGCTGCCGAGCCGTTACGATTAACCCATGCAAAAGGTCTCATCCATAACATAGCAGCCTCCTTTCCTAATTAACCCCAAAAGCTTGCATTGTTGACACCATTCAGACCATATAAGCCTGTTTGCCAAGCAACGCAATTTGGAACAGCAGTAAATGGACTGTAGCTGGTTGTAACAGTTGATGGAAGCTTACACTTGATACCATCTACCTCTTTTTGCAAGCCAGCCAACATAGCGTTGACAGGTGCTATAGCTTGACCTACAATCTGCGAAGTCATGGCAGAAGACTTATAAGTTCCATTCTCTTCACGAAGATGGTCTATCTTGTCCTGCATATCTCTGAGTTCTGCTTGGCGTTGGCCATTAACTACGGTCTGAGTACTATCTTTAATAGCATTCAAAATGTCGCATGTCTGACCCTTGGTTTCGAAAGCAACATTAGAAAAGCCTCGTTCCTGACTTACGGCTACATTGTTGATGGCATTCTGCAAAGTGCCAGTCTGCTGGCACATAGCCAACTTGACGTTTCCGTCCATAGCCGTAATATTGTTATTTACACGGCAGCAGCAATCAGCGAGTTGTGATGCAATCTGCATGTTACCTTGCTGAAGAGCGTTGATGGTTTGCATTCCGCTCATGCCTACTTGGTTGCCCACGTTCTGAACTTGGGTTGTCAAGGCAGAGATTGCTTGTTGAATCTGTCCTTCAGTACAATTGAGCTGAGTAGCGAGATTACTGAGTGCATTACGATTGCCACCGATAGCATCCATAAGCAAGGAACGACCATAGTCATTGTTGATTTCATTGGCAAGACCTGCGCCATTACCACGACCACCAAAGCCGAAACCATTACCGCCCCAACCACAGAAGCAAAGGATAAAGAGCAGCCAAATGAACCAAGAACCATCGCCATTGCCGAATCCGTTATTACCCTTCATCGCAAGAAGAACGTTTGGGTCAACGCCTCTCTGTTGGAGCAAAGGAGCTATCAAGCTCATCATTCCTCCATTGTTACCTGAACCCTCTGGATTAAAAACATAAGTTTTTGATGTCTCCATAAGAATAATCTTTTTGTGTTAAACCTTAATTAAACTAACTCTATGTAACGTTACGGCTGCAAAGTTACGAATAATAAGCAAAAGGTTTAACAACTCTATCAAACTTTCTTTTAATCGTTAATAATCAATAAGTTAAAGTGATAGGGGGTAATATCATACTTTCGAATGCATGAAAATCAAAGGCTTGTTTGCAAATTCCGTTTGCAGAAAACGAAAAATGCAAACGGAACTGCAAACGGAAATTAAGCACACACAAACTTGAAACCAAATTTTTCAGTATAGTATTCCTCTTTAGGGTGTCTTTTTGTCTCGGAGTCATAGCAGAGAATAAACGGCTCACCCTTAGAGTAGAAATAGTTATAAGATTTTCGCAAATACATCTTCGCATTCAAAGCCTTTGGGGAGAGTTTTCTTATTCTTAACCTTGTTTCTTGAGGCTTACCCGACAACACTCTAAGTTCGTCCATTTTGTATTGCATGTGAAGTTTTCTTCCTTTACTTGCATATCTTTCTTTATTCCAATAGTTTCTTAGAGACTTGTTTCGCTCTTTACGAATTCTATTTATCGTTTCTACATTGTGTTTTAAACCAAGCTTACTGACTTGTCCTAATATTGTAGATTGAGGAATATTCAACACTTCGGAAATTTCCCTTGCTGTCATCGTTTGGTACATGACGGAAATTTGGCTGATGGTTTCTTTACTCAACTTGTTGTCTATTTTTGTGCCACCTAAAATAGTGATATATTTATATAAGGTGTGTAGTGTAACACCAGCAGCCTTGGCTACTTTCTTTCGTGGGTAGTCATTGATGTGGACTTTAATATAGTCTATCTGTTCTTTTGTTAATCTTCTTGGCATTCTTCATCCTCCTCAAAAGAAAATCCATATTTGTTCTTATAGTATTCTTCATTCATCCTATGAGTATTCCGGTCATAACCTATGGTGTATGGCTCACCTTCGAAAGCGAAATATCCATGCTTTGTTATGAGATTGTACTTGGCATGATATGCTTTTATAGGCATATCCGCAAATTTGAATCTTGTCTGTTGCGGAATGCAGGATATAACTCTGAATTTCTCCATCTGCATGGTTCTTTGCCAGCTTTTTACCCTTTTACTTATTGTTGCTTTCTCATACGCTTTCTTTAAATTTGCCAAACTATTCCTTTTAAGTCTTTCGATAGTTTCATTCGAATGAGTAAGCTTTAGTCTTTTTGCCGCCTTTCCTACTGTAGACGGATGACACCCTACAATCTCGGCAATCTCTTTGACTGAATGGTTGGTGTAAAGCTTTGCAATTTGTTCATCACGCTTCTTGTTGGGTTTCGGAACAGGTCTTTTATGTTCGATTTTACAATTGCAATCATGTAGAATCTTATACAAGAATTTCACGCTGACACCCATTCTTTGTGCCAACTTGTATCTTGGTCGTTCATTTATGTGCGCCTTAATGATGTCTATTGTATCTTGTTCTATTATCTTCATTTTTATTCAGTTTTTTATGGTGTGACTCACCTGTATTTGCAAAGGTAATGAGATTTTATTGATAGAGCAAATAATTTAATGTGTTATAACTTTGTTTAAGGAAATATTTAATTATTTGCACAAAAATTAATTGTGTAGTTTTCTGACTCGGCTATTTTCACATTATTATATATAAATAGCTATCTTTGCAACAAAAAACATAAGGAAATGACAGCGGAAACTATTCAATTAATACAGACGGGAATTAATCTTCTTTGCGCATCGGGAGTTATCTCCACGTTGCTGTACTATAATAGTAGAAAACGAAAGGAGGCGGCACTCGCATCACAGGAAGAGAATAAGACTATTTCATCATATGCCGATGAGTGGAAGGCTCTCTATGAACGTTCCAACGAGTCGGTCGTTAATCTTAATAGTAAAGTAGATGAATTGTATGAGGAAATCAATCAGTATCGTATTACCATACGCAATCTTAGGGATGAGAAGAACGATTTGAAGCTTGCCTTGCATGAGGCACAATGGAACAGATGCATCAAGGATGGATGCCAACTTAGAACCCCACCAAGAAAACGAGATTCTTTAGAAGCATTTGTTGAAAAAGAAGAGAGTGCTATATATCGTGACAGGGAGGATTAAAATATGATTAAGTATCTGAAATTACTTATACAAGTTAATAGCGGACATTCAAGCAAGGCATTCTTCTTAGTGTCCGTGACCTTGATAGGTTTCTTGATGCTCTTAGTTGTATGCTTCATCTTAGTGTGGGAAGTGGTGACTTATGGGACGATCAAGACCGATTTGATGGGGTTAAGTGCATTTGTTGGTAGTGTGGCTAGTTTGTTCGTCACGGCTGGCATTACCAAGACTATAGGGGAACGTGGCGAACATCAAAGCGAAAAAGATAAATAGACTATGGCAGACTCAAGTATTTTAAAACCATTCATTCTCTCATTCGAGGGTGGATATTCTAACAAAAAGAGTGACAGGGGAGGCGCAACGATGAAAGGTGTGACCCTAGAGACGTTCCGTAAAGTTTATGGTGCTAGTAAGACCGCATCGGACTTGAAGAAGATAACCGATGAACAATGGCATCACATATTCAAGAAATACTATTGGGATGCTTGTAAAGCTGACCAAATCAACAACCAGTCGGTGGCTAATCTCTTGGTTGACTTTGCTTATAATAGTGGAGTAAGCAGAGCCGTACAAAAGATTCAGACTATCGTAGGAACAAAAGCTGATGGTATCATGGGTAACATGACCTTGGCTGCTATCAATTCATACAAACAAGGCCAATGGTCGTTGTTCGATAAGTTGAAGGTGTCACGAATTGCCTTTCTCAATGCGTTTGTGAACAATGACCCAAAGCAAAGTGTGAACCTGCATGGATGGCTTCGAAGAGTTGGAAATATACAATACGGAAAGCTCGTATGTAACAACGGAAAGATAATCACTTGGTAATCTTACGAGATACAGGCTCAACTAAGGCATTAGTAAGACCATCATCCTTAATTGGGTGGTGGTTTTTCTTCACTTTTGAAATTTTGAAAAAGAGAGAGTGGGCAGAAAAATTGTTCCTATTGGTTTTATTTGTACCTTTGCACACAAAAAGGAGGTTGATATGGAGCTTAGATTTGATTGGTGGCGTTGGCTCGTTACCATATTGGTAGGTTTCTTCATCATGCTTATGATGTACGGATGCCGGACGACAAGATATGTAGATGTAGAAAAAGTGGTGCGAGACACTACGACTTATGCCCATTGGGACTCAATTGTCAACGAAAGGGTCAAGCTTATTCGGGATAGCTTGCTGTCTTATCATTGGGAGCAGACCGAAAAGCAGGTTAAGGATTCCACTTACATCAAGGATGATGTCAAGACAAGGGTAGATGAGAGTGGTAAGGTGCTAGGTAAGGATTCTACTCATATAGAGATTAGATACAGGGACAGCAAGGAACTATCCAAGGTTCGTGATAGCCTTATTCATTATAAGGAGATAGCAGAGCGAGCGAGTATATATAAGGCTCAGAGGGATAGCCTAAACAGAGAATTGAGTATTGCCCAGACCAAAAAGGAATATATTGAGAAAGACTTGGAGGGATGGGACTTGTTCTATTGGAAATTCGGTATGATTTCCTTTTGGGTCGTTTCCTTGATGCTGGTTACGATGATTTTCTTTCTCACAGTAAAATATAAGAAAAAGTTATTTTATTAGGTTGGTTTTTAGTTATTAAGGTTTTAGATTGGTTTAAGGTAACAACTTATGGAGCAGCTGCCAGTGATGGTGGTTGCTCTCTTTTTTTTGTCTTGAAAATGCCTTAGAGTGTAAAATGTTAAAATTGCAAGCGACTTAATGTATTTGCGGTTTTATATATGTAACTAAAATTGTGTTGTGTGTTAAAAATGTGCAATTAGAATAGAATAACACATTAAAACCCTTGCAGTTTGAAAATAAATTAGTATCTTTGCAGCGTGCTTTGTTGGTGCTGACACGCTTACAAGAATCAATAAGATTTTCCGTGGCGAAAGCCACATCACGATAATCCTTACCTAGATTTCGGTGTCAGACGAATGAAGGGTAAGGATTTCTTTTATCCTTATTAGAATAAAAAGTGTTATAATTATGAGGAATAGAACATTGAACATACCAATTGCAAGATTGTCTAAAGCCTTGGAGAATGAAGAGGCTTTTGAGGTGTTCTGTGCCAGCGTAATTATAAAAGAGCATTTTGAATTTTCAACTTTACATACTAAAGGAAAGCCGATTAAGGCTTTAATGAAATGTCTTCATTGCAAGTACAACACTGCAAAGAGAGTTTTCGATGCGATGTTGAAATCTAAGGCTGTTTCATATTGCGAAAAGAATGGTGTGCTTTTTTGCAAGCCATTCCGTAACAACATGAAATCTTGCTATCATGGTTACAAGGCAACAAGCGAAGACAATGTATATAAGTTGAAATATGACAAAGACCAGCCACATACTTTAAGGGAGATAAAGAAAATGCTCCGACTCGTTCTTCTAAAAAACGATGTACTTGTTCGTCAAAGGGCTACTTATAAGACTTCACATAAAAATTCCGTAGAGATACCGGAGAAGGAACAGGTACAGACCCATCGCATGTTTGGAAAGCGAATTGGACGTTCTAAGTCAACCGTTTCAAGGTACATCAAGCAAATGGTGAATGATGGTGTAGTAAGAGAGAGTAAATTAGTATCTGAATGTGTTATTCCCCATTTAAATGATGTTACTGCGAAACAATGGTATGCAAAAAATCCAAAGAAAGGTCGTTTCTTTGCGTGGCGCAATGTAAAGACTGGAGAATGGTCTGGTTGGCAAACTCTCGGAAAGGTTTATACGATGAATGATGCTAAAGAAGAGCGTAAGTTTATGCACTTGCTTTGGAATCATGTACATCGTGTAACTACTAAGTTTACAAAGAAAGGAATAGGAGAAAATGACTTAATAGAAGGTAATGAGTATCTTACAAATTATATGGGTAAAAAACAAAAAATGTAAGTATTTCCCTTTTGCAACACATATATTACTTCACTTCACTATATCCTAGCGTATATGTGAGCAAGTAATAGATTATAGTGATATACATAGTATATCGCTATAACATAGTAGATGGTTGCTTGTAGGGAAGAAAACAAACAAAAGAAAGAAGCTATGGGAGAAAGAAGACAAACAGAGGGCGATGAGCACAGAATCGTTGCAAAGCCAACTTATGAAGAGTTTGCAATGTATTGCTCGATGGCAGGTTTTATGAAAGACAATCTAAAGTGGCTTTATGGTCGCTTCGATGATGTCGGATGGTTGCTACCAAGCGGTAAAGTCCCTAAGAAATGGGAGGATTTGGTCAAGAAATGGAATTCCTTGAAGAACCCAAGCCAGACTTACCGCAAGCATGGTTTCAAGTTCAAGACCAAGGAAGAGAAGATGCACGACTGCTACGAAGTGTGGACAGATGGTTCTGCGGTACTTAGGACTGATACCAAGCGAAGAAAGTATACTGGTGGTGCTGCCTATGTGATTTTACACGAAGGCAAGGTGTATAAGCAGGGAAACTACGGAACTATAGACACGACAATTAGCCGTATGGAGCTTTTGGCAATCATTTGTGGTGTCGGTCATTGTCCACAGGGTGCGGCTGTGACGGTTCATAGTGATAGCCAATATGCACTTAAGACTTTGAGCGGTGTTTATTCTGCACACAAGAACTTAGACTTGATGGAGAAGTTTAGAAAGCATTCCGCTCATATAGCACACATCACTTGGCGCAAGGTGAAGAGTCACACAGGAGTTGAGTACAATGAGCTTTGCGACCGATTGGCGAACGAAGGTAGAATAGCTGCCGAGATAAAGGCAGGTTTAAGAGTAAATTCAAAAGCTTAGAGGAATGAAGATACGGACATTTCAACTTTGTGCTGGGTATGACTCTCAACTGATGGCTTTAGAGCGGTTGAAAAAGAAACATTCTGATTTCGATTACGAGTGCATCGGTTGGTCGGAGATAGAGCCAAGTGCAATAGCTTTGCATAACGCTTGCTTTCCTCATCTATCCGGCAAGAACTTTGGTGACATGACAAAGATAGATTGGAGCAAGGTTGAAGACTTTGACTTGCTGACATATTCAACACCTTGCCAGTCTGTTTCGCAAGCCGGAAAGCAGGAAGGAATAGAGGAGGGAAGTAATACCCGTTCCTCTATCCTTTGGTTCACAAGAAACACCATTATTACCAGGAGACCGAAATACCTCTTAATGGAGAATGTAGAGGCTTTGGTTCAAACAAAGTTTATCGGGTTCTTCAACAAGTGGCGCAAGGAGTTGGAATCCTACGGATATGTTAACTATGCTAAGGTGGTAAATGCAGCCGACTGCGGTGTTCCTCAGAACAGAAAGCGTGTCTTCATGCTCTCTATACGAAACGATGGTGATAAGATAGATTATCATTTTCCGAGAAAGATAAAGCTGGAGAAACACTTAGTTGATGTCTTGGAGGAAAATGTGGACGAGAAGTACTTTTTGAGCGATGCCCTGCTATGTAAAGAGAAGTTTGTGTCAAATGAAAGGAAAGAGCCTATGAGTGCAGCTATAAGAACTCGTTCTGAGGGGAAGTGGATAAAAGGCGAAATGCATAGTCCAAAGGTCGAGCTTGGAAAGAATATAGCCAATACCATTACATCTGCGAGCAAGGACTCCTTGGTTGTGCTTGGAGAGACAAGGTTGCGCATTAGGCGTTTGACTCCGAGAGAACTCTTCCGCTTAATGAACGTTGACGAAGAATACATAGACAAGATGCTTGAAAGTGGAGTGTCGAAGTCAAGTCTTCAAAAGGCTGCTGGAAATTCGATTGTCGTAGCTTGCATGGAGAGAATATTCAAGGAACTTTGGTTTTCTGAGAGTAATGTTAAGGTCGCTGATGATGGTCAGCTATGTCTATTTTAAATATTGACGATATGATGTTTTTAAATAGTAACGAGAAAAAGGAGAAAGCAAATGCTATCTCATACAAGATAGATGAGTACATCTGGGGACGAAAGGATTTTGTTACTGATTGCCCCTATGATGAGAAAGGCAGATATACCAATGCCATTAATAAAGTTGGTGATTTGGGCTGCAACACTTGCGAATGGCAGGTGAGGCATAACCCAAGAACGCAAGTAGTTATGTGCTCCCATCCAAAGGAGGAGAATAGCGAGGTTAAGAAACTGTTTAAGGATTAAAGATTATGTATAAAGAAAAGTTAAAGAAAGATTACGAGAATGCTTGTAATGCTTACTTGAAGGCATTCTGTGAGAAGCATGAGTTTTATGGATTGGATAATCCGGAGACATATTGGATAGGAGACCAAGTTGGAGAAATAGCCAATTGCGGTGATTTTACCTTCGATATGGCTACTATTGTAACTGATATAGACAAGGATGCTCCAGAGGAAGAGTTGTTGAAATGGTATGATTATACTATTGAAGCTAGTGAGTTCAATTTGCCTGTTCCAAACTTCGACCATTGGCTTATGGGGTGTCCTATAACACCAAGTAAATGGTTCGAGAATATGCGAGCAAAGCGTAAGGAGTTTGAGGATTTATTAAAACAAGAAAACGAAAGGTTGAAAAATGGATAGAAGTAATCTTTTTAATCATTTGTTGAGGCTATTTGATGAAGGTCTCAGTATGAATACTACCGAGCTTGAATTCGGTACACTTGAAGTAACGGCAGAGAATCGAAGCCAAGGCAAGCAAATCACATTCTTTGCAAAGGGCATGGAGGATGCAAAGCAGAAAGCTACGGAATGGCAGGTTGGTCAGATGCTCTTGAATTGTGATGACTTTGAAGAGATAGTAATGTTCTTGGCTCAAAGAAAGAAACTTAAAGCGGAAATGAAGTATGGATAAGAATTTTAGAAGTTGCTTTTGTTGTATCCATTTCTTGGGATTACTAAATACTAGCGCAGGTAATGTTTTAAAATGCAAGAAAGGAAGCACTACGAAAGTACAAGGGAAGAGACTGACAGAAATCGCTGCAAGATGCAAAAATTACAAAGCGTGAGGCACACGTTAAAAACTGAATTTGATTAATATGGTTACAAAAACTTTCAAGTGTTTGAACGCATAAAATGCAAAAATCTACTAAATGAATGGTTGTATTAATGCTTAAAGATTAAAATACTTTAAACACGTATATAAATACATTAAATAACTTGCATATTTCGAGATTTGTTTGTATCTTTGCAATGTAATTAAGAGACAAATTTAAATGGTGAGACACACCACAAAAACTGGAGATAATGACAAAGAAAGAAATTTTAAAACAATGGCTTGATGAACCGAAAGTGAAATATTGTGGCAAATCAAATTTCACGTTAGGTTATGGTGATGGCTGGGATTGGGTTAAAGATACCCTACGACCAGCTATCACGAAGAATGCGATGTTCCTTAGATTCTTGGAGCATGGTTTCCGTGAGATAGAGGGATTTCTGAAATCGAAGACCGGAAAGCCAAGCGAAGAGGATTGCACCTTGTATTCTGTTGGTTACAAAGATGGGGTCAAGGATGCCATGATTGCAATTAAGAATAGATTTGAAAAATTAAAATCCTAGTTCCGGAAGCCTTTGATTAGGCTACAGCGGTTATCCATTCAATCGTCTGGAGCGGATTAGCCTCAGCCCCGAATGGAATTGGGAGCTACGTTAGGGATGAATACATAGGCACGTCAGGATGTCCGTCCAAGTTCTGACCTCTGCGGTCGATGATTAAAAGCGAGGAAACTTGCGGTGTTGTCGGCAAGAAACCATCCTATAACATTGGCGATGGGCGCACAACCACCTTTCGAGGTGAGATTTATTTATTAATTTAAATTAATTTTTATGATTTACGTAAGGAACAAGGAAGGTAAGGCATTGATGCCAAGCGAGCGTGGAGCGAGGATAGGTTATCTTCTTCGCCATGGTAAGGCTCATGTTGTCAGCCGTGTTCCGTTTATCGTTCAGTTGGATTATGAGAGCACCACCTATACGCAGGAAGTGAGCCTTGGCATTGATGCTGGCTCAAAGCACATAGGCGTTTCGGCTAGTTCCGAGAAGAAGGAGCTGCTTGCAGCGCAGGTTGAGTTAAGAAGTGATGTTGTGAACTTGCTTTCTGCTCGCAGGGAGTTGAGACGGACAAGGCGAAACCGCAAGACACGTTACCGCAAGGTTCGTTTTGATAACCGCAAGAAGAAAGATGGTTGGCTTGCACCCAGTATTGAGCAAAAGGTTGAGAGCCACTTGAAGGTTATCCGCTTGGTTCATAAGTTACTTCCAATTACGAAGACCACTATTGAGGTTGCTCAGTTCGATGCTCAGAAAATCAAGAATACCGACATCAAGGGTGAGGAGTATCAGCAGGGCGAACAGATGGGCTTTTGGAATGTTAGGGAGTACGTCTTGGCAAGGGATGGGCACAAGTGCATTCACTGCAAGGGTAAGAGCAAAGACCCTATCTTGAATGTTCACCATTTGGAGAGCCGCAAGACTGGTAGCAATTCCCCAAGCAATCTCGTAACGCTTTGCGAGACCTGCCACAAGGCTTACCATCGTGGAGAGTTCGACTTGAAAGTCAAGCGTGGCACTACTTTGCGTGATGCTGCGGTGATGAACATTATGCGTTGGGCGGTCTATGAGCGAGCGAAGGCAGAGTTTGGGAATGTTCACTTGACTTATGGTTACATAACTAAGCACACTCGCATAGAGAATGGTATTGCTAAGAGCCATGCAGCCGATGCTTTCTGTATTGCCAAGAACGTAAATGCAATGCGGTTGGAATTCTTCTTCATGTGCCGTTGTGTTCCCCGTCATACGAGAGCCTTGCATGTAGCGAATCCAAAGAAAGGTGGCATCCGCAGAAGCACGATAGCCTCTCATAAGATAGGTAAGTCTCGCTTCCAGCGTTTCGACATGGTGCGGTGGATGGGCGAGGAATGCTTTATCTTTGGCAGCACGCATGGTAATGTTGTTTTGCGTAAAATTGATGGTGTAAAGGTGCATGAAACGCAAGCTGTGAACATCAAGACGATAAAGTTTTTGAGGAGATTGAGAAATAATATTTTAGTTAAAGAAATAGTTTTTATAAGTTGAATTATTATGGATTTAGGAAAGGCGATTAAGACAATGAGGGTAAGCAAGGGCTTGACCCAACGACAACTTGGTAAGGCTATCGGTTGTAGCGAGACAAATATGTTGTTTATGGAGACCGGAAGAACGTTTCCACGTAAGGGTAAGATTGATGCAATATGCAAGGTATTGGAGATTCCGATGTCATATTTGTTGATGTTCTCTATTACACCGGATGATATTCCGGAAGATAAGCAGAGTTTGTATACAAGCATCGTTGAGCCGATGCGTAACGAATTTATTAGGGAGTTGTTGCGATGAAGAAAGGCTATTATTTTGTGGCTAAGTATGTCAAGAATGGCATAACACGAATATGTACAGGTACACAAGAGACGATTGAAGGCTATTTTGATTTCGTCAGTGCTAGTAATTTTATAGCAAAGGAACATAATGTTGATTTCGAAGACGTAATTGTAACTTTTTGGTCTGAGATTAATTCAATAATGTTAGATAAATATAGGAAAACATTAGGAGAGCAGAAAAATGGTTGAATTCGAGTACGAAGGAAATATCATTTGGAAAAATTACGACTTTCATTTTATGCCTTGTGTAGGAGATAAAGTTGTGATTAACAATCTGACATACAAGATTAAGTCTCGTGTGTTCAAGTGTGATGGGAAGATAGTTAAAGTGGTTTTAAAAAAGGTAGATAATGAAATTACGAATAGTTAAACATGTTTGTGCCGATGGAGTAGAAAGAGGTATATTGGAGTACCGCAACCATTGGTGGGAGAAGTGGAAGCCATTGCATCAGGAAGGCAAGCTGGCTTATGTCTCATATATGGGAACGAAACCATATAAGTCATTGCAGGAAGAGTGCTTTGATGTACTAGGATTGAATGAAGAACAGATAAAGGTGCGTGAACAGATGTTCCGTTATATCTTGGATGCAGAAGAGGTATATGTTGGTGCTAGAATAGGCAACGAATATCATATCGGCTATGATGTTGATAATGATGAGAGTCTTGAAACGCTTAGAAATTTGGAGGAATAGTTATGTTCGGAAAGATTTTTTCGGTTAAGACCGATATTGTATATCGTAGAGAAGAGAGTTTGAATCTCTTCGATGGCAAGAAGAAACTTGATAAGGTGGTGTCTGGTCGGGTAATCAGAGAACAAATCAAGTTGTTTGGTTTCACCATCAGGACAAAGTATTTTTATCAGATTTGCTGCCCACAAGTCAATATGAATGATACCCATGAGGTTTGCACATTGAATAAGGTCGAGGATTTGGTTAGAACAGAGTGCTATAACAAGGTTGTTGAATATTCAAACAGAAAGCATCATGCCTAGTGTAAATTGTTTCAGAAGAGTCTTGTTGAATGTAGGTGGCAAGAAGATAGTCATAAGTGTTCCGAATGGAATGACCGAAACCGAAGTGAATAAGATTATGGTCGTTACTAGGGCTTATCTTCAGCAGTATGTATATGTCGAAATGGTCTTAGCAGAGTGCTTTATGCAGAAAATCGAAAAGAGTATTCTGAAGAAGAAATGCGTTAGGTTTGAAGTTAAGAAGAAGTGGGTAGACTGCAAGAAGAACCTTCGAAAGGTGGTTAAGTATTATGACGCTTATGTTCCTAATGCAGATTTTAATGAAGAATTCGCAATGACGTTCTATGACAAGATTAGTGGAGACTTGTATAAGTTGCGAGATAAGCTTGCTTTAAGATTACAGAACTTAGGGATTGGAGAAAAATCGGGAGTTTATGCGAATGCAATCATCCTGTACAATCTGACAAACCTTTGTTTGGGAACTTATGAGAATATCATCCGTAAGTTGTATGAAGATTTGCATGTTAACTTAATGCAAGCGTTCAAGGACTTTGCCCCTATATTGGCCTTTGAAAACTCTTATGACTTCATGGCATTGGTGATGGATAAGGATTTCAAGAGATTGGCTGACCATTTGATGACTAAAGAAATTCTTTCTTATTTCGATAAGGTAAGAAAAGGTGTCTTTGATGAACAGACTTTGAATGAGGCGGCTATCAATGCAACGGAAGACCTGAAGGACGATGAGAAGGATTTACAGCGAACTTATATAGGAATTAGTGACTTTATGAAGAGTGACTATCCTTTGGAGAGTGTGACATCTAAGAAAGCAAGCTGATGAAGATTGAACCAAGTGAGTTCTTGCCGATAGGTAATGAGTTTCAGAAAATCTTCGGTGTAAGCTTTGGAAAGTTCATTGATATGCGGTTTCTTTTGGCAAGAAAAGAGCTGGTCTTCAACTTGCTGAAGTTCACAGACTGGCTTGAAGAACGTTATCCGGATGAGTGTTCCATTGATGGAGTGAGTTACAATGCGGTTGTCGGGCGAAAGTTTGGCAAGCGAGGTGTTAAAATGATTAAGAAGTTGATAGGATGAAGTACATGGGTAGTAAGGCTAGAATCGTGCATGAGATATTGCCGATTATGCTGGACAAAGAACATGATACGTTTGTTGACGCTTTCTGTGGTGGATGTAGTGTTATTGAAAATGTGCCGGACACGTATCGCAGGATTGCCAACGATAAGAATAGGTATCTTATCGAAATGTGGAAGTATCTTCAGAATGATGGGTTTGTCTTCAACCATATTAGCAAGACGTTGTATAACTTTGCACGAGACTGTTATCATGGAAAGAATAATTACTTCACAGAAGCAGGTGTCGGACTAATTGGCTTTATGGCGAGCTTTAATGGTCGTTTCTTTGATGGTGGCTATAGCGGACATAATGTGGTCGGCAAGAACGGAAAGGTAAGAGATTACATAAGGGAGCAGATAGAAAACACAATGCGTGATGTGCCTCTTCTCAAAGGTGTTGAGTTCTATAGCGGCAGTTATGATGAACTTGTGATACCGGATAGGAGTATAGTGTATTGCGATTTGCCTTACAAAGCTACGAAAAAGTATGATGTATCAAAGAATTTCGATTACGAAAGATTCTATATATGGTGCATGGAAATGGCTAGAAGAGGTCATAAGGTCTTTATCAGCGAGTACCAGATGCCCCAAGAGTTCAGATGTGTTTGGGAAAAGGAAGTAACCAATTCCCTTAACCCGAATATCACAAAGAGACCAGTCGAAAGGTTGTTTACAATTGATTAGAAAGAAGAAATGAAAGAAACTTATTGCTTGGAAGATACGCTTTACAACACAAAGCGTTACTTCACTTTGGAAAATGGTGTAGTATCAGGAACGGAACTTGCGCAGGAAGACTTTAATGTGTTCCTCGACCTTGCAAGTTGTCTTGGTTATAATGTAGTGAAACTATGACAAGGCGAGTAAACAAGGATTGTCCGTTCACAGCAGAAGAACTGGATGGGTTCAGAGCTGCTTTGTATAGTGTGAATACATCGTTTCACTGCTGTAATGCAGCTCCGGTAGATTGGGCGGCAGGTTGGCAGCGGAATGATATAAGAAAGTCAAGGTAGGATTGCCATAATCTACCAAATTTCCACGTATCAAAGCCGTGTGATGCCTTGCGTGGGGGCAGGATGGTAAACTTAGGAGTCGCACGGCTTTATTTGGAAGTTTCCATATCTACAAATAGCCTATCGCTAATGGTTGTTCCCTTGGGCAGGGAAATAGTTAATACCGCATCGTAAGATGTGAACACTTAAAATTGCCGATAGCCATTGGCAAATGCCCATCAGTCAGCGACAGAAACCCTTGGGCAAGGTTGGGAATGGTGCACAGTCTTCAAATTCGCATCTGTCGCTGACAAACGGATGAGTGGCATTGGCAACTGAAAGCAATGCGACCCTCGCAAACTTGGAGCGGATTTCTTGATTAAACATTCCGTGTACTGGGTCACTGGGGAGGTATTGCCACCAAGAAGGGTTTGAATCCCTTCTCATCCACTAATTTTAAAAGGTTAAATTATGAATGAATTTTGTAAGGATTTAATTTCAAAAGGCGTTCCTAGATGGGTAGTAGAGGATGCCTATAAATTTACAATTGAGCCTTTGAAATCAACAGAAGGCTTGGTAGGAATTGATAAGGAAAATAGTGAGCTATATAGAAATGTCATTATCGCAGCCTACATTGAGGGTGCTAGTGCTACATTGTTAAAAGTGCAAAGATATTATGGCGGTGAGGAACATAGTTAGACAATGGAACGAGGCAACTGAAGGATATTCGTACCGCTTCAAAGGTGGAGATATTTTCCTCCGGTTGGTTAAGGCTGAAGAATGTTACGAATTGCGTAACCCTATAGGCTATGGTGTTCAAGTAGTCAAGTGCAAAGACTTGGATGAAGCAGATGCTAAAGCCAAGGAAGTGCTAGAAGCGTTTTTTGATGACAAAGTTAATATAAAAGCAATCTGATTATGGACTTAGAATTAATGATTGATAAGATAGATTTTAATCAAGGTGCAAGGCAGATAGCCAAACAAGCCTTGGAGTTGGGAATGAAATGCCAAAAGGAATGTGCTTGGCATCCGGTAGAAGAATTGCCTGAGCACAACAGACGCATTGTCGGTTTGACCAAGGTTCGCAAGCGTTTCAAGCATCTGAATTTCATGGGTGAGGAATGGTGGAAGAAGTTTACGGAGTCCAACGCCATCTATAAATGGGCTTATGTTGAGGACTTGATTTAAAATGAAAGATATAAAGCGTATACCTAAAATAGGTGAGGTTATTTCTTTCTTTGATGATGGTAAGGTCTGTTGCTCTAGGTTGTATAAGGCAATCATAAAGGACGTGGTTTTATATGCTTATGCACCGGATTATGTAAAGCAAGCATTCAAGACTAATTCAGAAGTGTGTAGTTGGATCTGGAATGGAACAACTGATTATTTCATTGGTTGTGTTATTAAAGAGTATGATAAGAATGAAATTTGGTTTGCTCGCACAAAAGAAGGTGGTTGGTTTAGTTTAGATATTCAGTCCGATTGGCAAGGTGGAGTACTTGATGTAGATGGAGAATTAAAGAAAGTACTAGATAGTAATCGAAGAAATCCATAATGCTATTTTGTTTTAAATGTTTGCCCCATCACTATATATAATAATGTAGTGGTGGGGATTTTAGTGTTAACGTCAGTGAATTATTAATTTATATTATTATAGTGTGTTAAAAGATAAAAGAAATACATTAAATAATTTGCATGTTTCGGATATTCTTTGTATCTTTGCATCGTAGTTAAGAAACAAGGTTACTAATTAAAAAGGTGAGACACACCATAAAAACTGTAATAAGAAAATGGAAAAGAATAATGCTTATGTAGAGGTGTTATTAAAGATTGCTAGCCTCATGGGTAGAACAAAGGAGTCTATCCAGATGTCGTCTTCTAATACCCATACGAGTATTATGATGTTTGCCGCAAATAATAGCAAGATTATTGGAAATTGGTATTTTGATGCTTCCGATAGCAAGGAGTTGGTGGATGCTACTTTCAATAGTCTGAAGGCTTTGGTTGAGTCTCTTGAGCACAATAAGAGCAATGACGGACAAGCAGCGTAAGTACATAGAAAGTCTTATCAAGAAAGTGTTTCGTAATGCAGATTCGCAGAGCGAAATACTTTCCAGATTGGATAGGGTTAAGATTTCAAGCCAACAAGCTTCAGTAATGATACATGCATTGAAGTTAGAGTGCAACATCGGTCGTTCCGTTCCGGCATATATGTTAATGGCAAATAATCTAAATCCAAAAATGGATGAGTTCTTTAGCATATTAGGTTATGATGAATAACGGATTCGTCAAGAAGAAAAGAAGTTGATATGAAAAAGGTATTTATGATAATTGCCGTTGCCGCCATTTTGGTAGGTTGCAAAGGTAAGGGTACAAGAGTCCAAATCTCGGATTTTGTTGACAAATTCAAGGTCGAGAAATTGTTTGTTGTTGATAGTATAACAGTGTACAGGTTTTATGACCAAGGAAATGCTATCTATTTCACTAACCGGAAAGGTAGGGTATATGCAACCCATTCCGAGTACAATCCGGTTACTCATACATACAATGACGAGGTTAACGAAACTTTATGTGAAGGAGATTGAAAATGAATAAACGAAAATGCAAGAAGTTATTCTACAAGGAGAGTACTAAATGGCTTTTGAAAAGAGGTTGGACTGACGGTTATATAAGTCCTAATACTATAAAATATGTAGTAAGAAAGTTAGAAAAACTCACAAAGTTAAAACTTTTATACTACTTACATAATAAAGTTGAAGAAGATTACTTTATGATAAGGAAGGAGGTGAACAATGACTAAATGGTACTCTGCAAAAGAAGCTCCAAACTACGAAGAATGGATTCTTACAGAATGGTATGATGGAGACGATGGAGGTATTAAGTACGAAGCTGATTATCTTTACTCTTTAGTTTATTGGAAAGATTATGTAAGGAGAAACAACATCACAAAGTGGTGCTATATTAAAGATATAAAAGATTAGGTATATGAAAGTACTTAAGAAGATTTTTTGTGAGCATATTTTCGATAATCGAAATAAAGGCTTGTAGTGTTAGTCCGAATTTAAAGAGGAGGTTTGATTATGAAATTATCTGAAATAGAATTAGATTTTTTGTATGAGAAATCTGCCGAGTTGTTTAGAGATAAAGTAAAACAACGAGGGGAAGATTATGAACATGATAATAGATGCGCTTGCCCTGAAGCAGTTCGCAGAACTCATCTACGAACTCTCGCAAGAGAATCTATAGAAGATGTTAAGATTTTAATTGATGAACTGCGTAATAATGGTTATGAAGCTTAATAAAATGGTTTTAGATGATAAGAAAATAGATGAAGCCGCAAGAGGAGCAGCAGACTTGTATGAGCAAGATTTGCCTATAATGTCTTATGATGAAGACACAGAGGTTGATGGTCAGCATCATTTCTGCCAAGAGTTTGGCGCAGAGTTGTTTAAGGATGGTGTTAAGTGGACTATCAATGAGTTATTGAAGGACTTGCTTCACCCTGCTAGCGAAGTTCCTCGAAATGACAACGGAAAGATTCTTGCGTTTTCAAGAGAATTCGGTTTTAGAAAGCTCTACGATATGAACGCTATGCTTGATGAAACTTCATGTCGCACATATCAAGGAATGTGGAAAGAGCAAGTCAAATTATATCGTTTAACTGATTGGATATTCGTAGATGAATTGTTTGACTTGATTACGAAAGGAGGCAATCATGATTAAGGAAGTAACAATGTACTCTGTCGTTTGTGACAGATGCAGAAAGACTTATGGTGTGGATGATGGCATTGACTGTTGGGTGGACATCTGTACTGCTAGAGAACAAGCAATGGAATCCGAATGGGTAGAAATTGGCGATAAGCACTACTGCCCAGACTGCTATGAGTTTAGCTATGAGTTAGAAGAGTATGTTCCTAAAAAGAAAGGAGGCGACCTATGAAGATATTCACATTCGATGTTATGCTCAACGGAAGATTCGTCTGCACATTAAAGTATAAATATTGTGCGCTATTCCCCATAGATTTTGAAGATTTAGAGAAGTTCGTCCTCAAAAAGAGACCAACTTTGAAAGGTAAGGATTTTAGAATTGCATTTTAAGGAGTAAAGTGTATGGTACAGAAATATATAGTTGGTGATGTTGTCATGTACAACAACAAAATCATGGTTGTCAAAGAACCAAGAGACGGAAGCCACTTTGACTTATCTTGCCACAAAGAAGGATTGGTGTACTGCTTTGTTGGTGTTGATGAAATAAAGCCAGTGCTTCTTACAGCTGCCATTCTTCTTAAGAATGGATGGAGTAAGGGACAAATATACTTTAGGCATAGTCGTATTCCAAGAATTAAACTTTGCACAGACGGCGGTATTAGTTGGTCTGTTTCAATAAATAATGATATTATGGGAGGGTATATCAGTTACGTCCACGAGTTACAGCATATCCTATTTGCTTTTAAAATCACATCAGAAATGGAGGTGTAGGTATGAAAGTAATATTTATAATAGGTATAGTCTTGATTATATTTGGAGTGTACTTGTTCTTGAAAGATTTTGCATATATGCTCCAAGGAGTCATACTTATGATATTAGGAGCAGGTATATTAGGCATCAGCTTGTCTTATATCGTTTAATGTTTAACGCCTTCTGGCACAAATTGATTGATTATGATTTTAAATTGTATTACAGCTATTATTATTGTGGCGATTGTTTGTACCACCATTGTCGTTAACTGCTATATCAGCAAGAAGACTGCTGATTATAAGGCGACATTAAAAAAGCGCAAGGAATTTATGTCCGATATTGGTTATTATATTAATAGAATCAATAAGAATTTTGAGCGTATAGACGTAGAGAAAAGTGCAAGGGAGCAAATAGGCTCTGACTTGCATTTTGTCAGAGATTATATCTATAAGTATTGTGATGAGATAGATTAACCGCCTTTAGGCATAAATAAATAGTAATATGAAAGCAAGTGAGTTGATAGAGCATTTAAAATCTTACATTGATTTTACAGGTGGAGATTGTGAAATGCTTGTATTTGATAAAGCAGAAGGTGTTTCTTGTGGTATCGAGAATACTTCTACGGATGGTGATTATGTGTTTCTGCACATTTCATCCGATAAATACACAACAAAGATACCTGAGTAATTACCATCCCTTATGGGATATAAATATAAGAAATATGAAGGAATTAAGAAAGAAAACATTTAAAAATGGTGTCGTGTATTGTCTTCAGTTAGAAGATGGTTTTCTAGTTGAAACTACAGATACATTCTTGCCTTATTACACTAAAGATGCAATAGGCAGACATCAGAATAAGCTCGACAACAATGAGCTTGGCGACCGCATGGAACGTTGGATGATAGGAGTATCTACAATGAGTGGATGTCCAGTAAGATGCAAGTTCTGTGCTACAGGCAACATGAAACGTTATCGCAATCTTACAGCAGAAGAAATCGTTGAACAGGTTGAATTTGCCATCAACAAGGCAGGTGCTGACCCAAGCAAAGCAAAAGAGTTTAAGATAAACTATACTCGTATGGGCGAGCCATTCCTTAATATTGATGCAGTCAAAGAGGCTATTCGTGTTATTACTGAGAAATATCCTAATACCCATCATTACGTATCAACGATTGGTATCAAGGGGAGTGATTTTTCTTTCATTAAGGGAAATATTACGTTACAGATTAGTTTGCATTCATTTGATGATAACAAGCGTAATTGGTTGATTCCTTACAAGAACAAAATGACTATTCAAGAGTTAGGTCAGATACGGACACAAAGCAATCTGAAAACAACAATCAACCTCACTCTTGTTGATACATCTGATTTCGATGCGAAAAAGTTGGCTGAGTGGTTTGATAAGGAACATTTCTTTGTGAAGTTGTCTCCTATCAATGTGAATAACATATCAGAAAAGAATCATCTTGGAACTGGTGTAGTAGAAGGAATTAATTTAGTATGAAAAAGGGAATTTTTAGATACAGGATTATCACGAATCTGAATTGCAACATGAATGAAAGCACAGGAGTAAACGGAAATTGTTACTTCTGTTACCAAAAGTTCAAGTCACCGTTGCGCTTGGATAGTGATAAGATGGAGGAAACATTGAAGAAGGTTGGTGTTCTGAAAAGAGCAACTATCATGGGAGGCGAAAGCTTGCTCAATCCAGATTTGGTAAAGATTGTAAAGATAGTCAGCAACTATACATCTGATGGTATCTGTCTTGTTACAAATGGAATACTGCTTAATGAGGACATCATCGTTGCATTGAAAGATGCCGGATTAACTGAGGTTGCTATCAGCGTGTCTTCTATCGAACAATACGAAAGACGTAGAGACATGGCACTTCTGTGTAAGGAGATTATTCCAAACACAAGAATAAACATTCCTAAGTGCAAGGAAAGTTTGAATCCACAACTACTGGAAACAATACTATCAGATAGTTTCTATAGCATTGTATGCGAAGATTTACAGGCAAGGTATGGTGAGATAAGACTCCCAGATGGTTCTGTAAAGGTTGGTGATGACGGATATGGATTTTATGATTACAAGTGGAATGGCCATACGTTTGGAGTATTTGGCAATTATGGGAAGTACAACAGAAGCGATATTATCATAACTCCTCTTGGAAATTTCTGTGATTGGGAAAAGTATTGCAAGGCCGTTAAGAACAATGAACTTGTCAGAAGAAACAATCATATTGATGATGACAAAATTGTGCATTGATTTCGGAAGTGGCTATAATCCAAAGGCTGGATATAAAACTTGCGATGTAACAACCTTTCCACAATTGGATTTTCAGTATGATGGGAAAGATGAGATTGTCGGTCTTAGAGAAAAATCAGTAGATGTATTTTATCTAAGAAACGTTGTTCATCATATCCCAGATTTACAGAGAACTTTTACAACCTTGAAGAAGTATCTGAAGGTAGGTGGGAAGCTAGTTATCATTGATTGCAATAAAGGTCATTATAAGACAAATGTATTTCTTGACAATTTATGGTATAGATTTGTTGGCAATAACAACGAAATCTTTATCAGTAAACAGTATAGAGATTACATTAACGTTTTGAAAAAGTTAGGTTTTAAGCAATTATATTATAAATCATTTAAAGAAAAGGAGATTACTAAGTATGAATGCAATTAAGAATCAATTGGAAAAGATGGGCTACGATTATGCAGTAGCAATCGCAACAAAGGCTGAAATTGAGAATGGAGCTGCTTGTGGCCAGCTCGCTATTATTTGTGAGTAAGTAATTAACCACCCTCTCCTTGGCAACAGGGAGAGGGTAAAAAGAAGAAAATATGGCAGACATGGAATTTGGAAAATGTGATATTTGTGGCAAAGAAGCTGCTTTATCACGTACATATTTCAAATATAGAATAGGTAGTTGTGAGTGTTGTGAAAGCAAATTGCGTGATGGCTCAAAAGGTCATTTTGAGGTTGTGCATCATTGCAATAAATGCGTTCCTCATTTACCTACAGTTATTCATCCTTTATTTAAGGCTTTAGATGGTAAAGTTTACAGAGCAAATGTTACTAACGTTTTACCATTTGAAATTGAAGGTAAATACATTATCGAAGAACCAGTAATCAAGGAGGATAAGCAATGAGCAAAATGAACGTTAAGGAGTCACTTCTAGATGTTGTTAAAAGCAACAACCTAGAGATACTCAAAATAGATTTATTTAACGATTTTGAGTTGTTCGTAAGAGAAGGCACTAGGGAACGTAATGAGTATTGCAAGACTTATACAACATTAGACGATTTGGATTTTGAGGTAGAGGCTTACTTGCTGAATGATGAAGTACGTGGAATTGTATACTGCCAAGATAAAGACACAAAAGAACCTGTGTGGATTGAACCTTGGAGTGATGAATGCTGTTCTTGGTGGCAGGTTAGCAGAGTCCCAAAGTTCTACAAACGAAATACTTTAAATGAAGTAAAGTTATTATTAATCAGTGCTAGAAACAGGTTTCGTAGTGCTATTGATGGTGTGATGATACCTCCTGATGAGAGATATAGAGAAAAGTCAAAAGCATTTGAGGAACTTGAAAAAGCACTTGAAGAGTTGGAAAACGAAACTATGTGGGTAAGCAAGCCCGATAAGGAGGACAAGGTATGAATTACAAAAAGATACTAACGAGATACATTCAAGGAAGGCTGTCAGAATTGTCTAATGTTGACGCTTATGAACCAAACAAGTTGGCATTAACTAACATGTTGTGGTTTCTTGGCAAGGCAACCAGTAATGAAGTGATTGTGGCAAAGCTTAAAATCATGGATGGTGCTGATATAAAAAGAAAGAAATATCTTAGTAGGTATGATGGTAACGAATCATTATACGAGGATGATTATTCCAAGGCGGTAGGCACTATCGGAAAGGATTGCTTGACGTATTTACAGGAATGCTTGACGTATTTACAAAACGCCAAAAATGAGGTGCAAGATGAAAACAAGGCAAGCCAAGAAGATTTTGAAGAGCCGGAATGATTATTGGTGGTCAAGAAGATATTGGTATAAGTTAGAATTTGACCAATTGCGTTTTAAAGACCACCGCATCACAAAGGCGATAAGATTAACAAAAAAGTAGTAGTGTATGAATATAGAATTTTTATATCTTAGTATGAGCTTTATCTACATCCTGCTTGTTTGTTTGGATGGAGAAGATGTAAAGCCAAAATGGAAGCAATGGCTAGCTGACCAACTAGGCATCAAACCAAAGATAGAGGTTAGATACATAAAGCCACAAGTTATTAAGCTTCATTCAAGAGTTGCAATGTCAAGCTTTGAAATGCAATATTATTGCCGTGACAAATCTGGCATGGAGCAATTGAAGAGAAGAGCAATAGAAAGTGTGTACGATGGAATTCTTAAGGGAATGAAGCAAAACGGATTGGTTTCCATTTCGCAATATAATGACATTTATAGTAATAACACTATTTATGAGGGGACATGTGAAATTTATAAAAACTAGTAATGTATGAAGATAAGACAAGCTAAGAAAATTTTGAATATGATGGAGAGAGGAACGGACACACGTTACTTCGATTCCAAATATACATTTAAGAAAGAGAGTAGATTCATTCCTAGATTAAAGAATCTCTATCAGAAAGCAACTATCAGATGGAATAAGGTAAATATGCCGAGTGCTAACGTTAGTTTGTTTCGTTCAATTTTGAGAATTTCAAAGGAGTGCGGTCGTTGTAAATATTTCAATGGTATATTTGCAGGAGAATGTACTAAGCTGCATGAGAATGTTGAAAGCAGTGATTGGTGTCATGGAACGTTTTTCCGCAGAAAGTGAGGCTGACATGAAAATAAGACAAGCAAAGAAGATAATGAAGCAAGTCTATAAAACCCGATATTGGGCTTATAGACAAGGCTATTATTGTGGCAAAACGGATGTTGGAAAGCTAGCTGGAGACCATCGTTTGTTAAAGGCTATGCGTCTTACACAGAAGTGGGAAATCCGCAAGATGCGAAATAACATATTGAAGAAGAATCCGTTCAAACCGAGAGACCTTCGACGTAGTGCTTTAAAATTAATGAGATATGGATGTAGCAATGCTTAATCGTAAAATTCTAGGTGTTGACCTAGAATACAAAAACGTTTATATTGATGCGGAGAACACGAGGATGATACGTGCCAAATTACCTTATGGGTATTGCGATTTGGTTCGCACAGATGTATGGATTGGTCGTGTGAATCATCCGGAAGATCATGATATTGTAAAGTATACGGCAATCTCTTGGTATGGAGAAGAATTTGTTGGTGGAGTTGATTTAGGTCGCAACTACATGCATGCTAAATATAAGTTCTTCGAGTTGGTTGTGAATAAAAAATATATTTTGGAAAAGAAACATAAGAAAAATGGAAATGAAAGATAACAAAATTGTCCTTGACATCCCTAAAGGAATGGAAGTGGACATTGAAAAAAGTGACCTGAAAGCTGGTGTTATTAAGCTTAGAAAGAAGGTAATCTGTTATAAGGATGTCATATTAGCTTTAGCTGAGAATGATGTTAATCCTGTTGATATTAAAGTACCTAACGAGGTTGCTGGAAAGATAGTTGCATTAGCACGGTTAATGACTATAGCAAAGTACTATAATGGAGATTGGAAACCGGATTGGAATTCTAATGAATGTAAGTATAATATTATGCGAACCAGCGAATATGGTATTACTTCTTGTTGTAGTTATAATGAAGGAGCTATTTACTTCAAGAACAAAGAAGATGCCCAAGCAGTTATTGATAATCCGAATTTCAGCACCATTCTTGATGTAATCTATAAGGACTAAGGCTTATGAAGGAAATGTTCTTTAAGAGTGTAAAGTTCCGTGAAGTTCAACATTGGGCATTCACAGATGAATATATAACCGCATACGTGTCGGTGAACAATGTTCCTAAGATACACCTAAGTGTTAATACACCTCGTGACGAATATGGGTTTGCGAAAGGCAAACCAAAGCGTTACTTTAGAGTAGGGTTAGGGAAATGGCTCACCGAACGAGCGTTTGTTAAAAAATATTTTAGTGAAGAATGAAAAAATGGAGAATAAGGACAAAATAATCAATGAGTTTCTGAGCAACTTGTGGCATGATGCAATTGAGGCTCCTGACTTGGATAGACGAATCTTGTATGTATATAAGCCTAATGGTGAGATAAATCCACCAATATATATCAGAGAGGCTACATACGAAAAGATACGTTGGAAGGAATGTGGTTACAAGCCAATAAATCCAGAACGGATTATTATTCGTTGGCTCTACTTGGATGAATTGTTTCCTAAGAAAGGAGGTGATAGCAAATGACCGAGGCAGAATTTAATAAGTTTGTACTTGTATTAGAGAACGAGGCGTTTCGGTTTTCAAGAAGCCAAAAAGAATTTAAGGAACATCGAGTAGTGATAGAGCAGTCTTTCAAGATAGGAGGGCTGTTCATTCTTCGAGAGTTGGAAAAGTATTTTAATCAAAAGAAGTAGGAGTATGAAAAAAGTTTCTTTGACTGATGATGAGCTAGAATTACTTATTATCGGGCTGCATTGTGTAGATAGGTCTAATTATAACAACTACGGACGATATTACGATTCTTATGATAAAGTGTCGCAAATGAAGGAAGAACTTAGGATTAAACTTAAGAGGGAGTTGTATAATTTTTAGTTTTGAATAGTAGCTTAAATATATTAAGATATGGAATTAAAGATAAAAACGAATCATGCATTACCTTGCCGTACAGAGGTATTCACAATTAACGGAAAGAATGCCGAACAAAATGATTTTGGTGATATGTATGACCATCATGCTCAAGATGCAGAGCCTTATGCTTGTGCCGATATGCACTTTGACCCAAAGCCTCCAACAAAGGAAGTACTAAACCGCTATAATATAACGGATAAAGAATATTATGACATCTGTAACGAACTAGAAAGCGAGTTGTACGTTGGTCGTTGCGGATGGTGTATTTGATAGTATTTAAGAATAAACAATATAAGCAATGACAAAGGAAGAAATATTGGAAAAGGCATCTGATTTTGAGGATGAAGATGAGTTTGTGAAGTGTGATAGATTGCCGTTCACTGAGGAATGGTGGCTTTTGCATCAACTAGTGTATCATCTTGGCTTGACTTGTACCTATACAGGTCGTGGTTATATAATTGAAAAACTTAAAGATTAGTAAAATGGAAGCGAATGATTATTTGAAGGCTATGCAAGCTATGGACGAATTGGATAGACTTGTAACCAGTGTTTATCCGGATAAGTTTAAGTTGGTCTGCAAGAAGCATGGAATAGATGAATGCGAGGCGATGAACATGTATTCGTACTTGCAAAAGATGCATAAAGGTCAGTCTTGGTTAGTTAGATACAAGCCATTGGAATATCTAGAGCGTGTATTAACTCTAGCCAGAGAAGCTTATGCGTCTTACATGAACAACGGCTTGATTCTGAGTATGGTCAATTTTGGCGATAAGTATACAAAAATACTTGTAATCTTTGAGAAAGATGGCGTGAGAAGCCAACAGGAATTTGACCTTAGAGAGCAAAGAACATATGTTGATATAGCGGACTTTATTGGAAATGGTTACACCATCGTATCTGTTATCCGTCAGTCTGACAATGTTGACAGCGAACAGTTTGTTGGAGAAAAGGATGAGCGAAGTCATAGTATTCCTATTTACGATGGTGATGTAATGCTTTGTTACGTGAACAAACCGGAATTTTGGAGTTCAGATTGGCGTAATAGCGGACTTTATATTTGTGAGAGTGGCTCATATCATAGATTGCTATACACACCGAATAAGGGGTACGTAAGACATGGAGAGCCAGATGTAGATGAAGACTTCACCCTTGATATTGGGGAAGAATCCTTCAGTAGTTATGTTATGACTTTAGATCAGTCTTGGTATAAGTTGGGTAATGTTCATGCAGGTATAGGTTTTTTGAAGGAGAAAGAATAGAAGGAGAGGAATATCATTTCCCCTCCTTTGCCTTAATCTCCAGCTCGATAGGCTTGCCGCAATGAGGGCAGATGATAGCCGGAGATTATATAAAGTGAGTCACACAAAAACTGAAAAATTATGGAAATTGATAAAAGTAAAGTGTATTATTCCGTGGAGGGATTTCCTTTTAAGATTGTAAAAATGACATCAAAGTTGACTTGTATTGTTTTTGCTTTCAAACAAGGATTTATGAAAGGAGTAAGAATAGACAAGATTAACAATGTTTCTTTTCTTATAAATGGAAAAGGTTACTTTGATGTAACTACCATTGAGGAGTATTGTGATAAGTATAATTCAAAAGCGTACCAAATTTGGACTGGTATTTTATGCCGCATAGGGGTATCTGGGTATAAAGATGTGAGTGTTTGTAAGGAGTGGTTATTGTTCTCTCGTTTTGAAGAATTTCATACCAGGTGGTATCAAGAAGGTTATGCAATAGATAAAGATTTGCTTTCGGGTGATACTAAGATATATTCCCCTGATACTTGTACTTATATGCCAGGTTATTTGAACAATTCAATAACTCCCGAATTTAGTAAACGAGAATATGATTTTAAGAAATCTAATGGTATCTATTATTATGATATAGCTGATATAAAACAACGTATTTATAGTTCCACAAAGGATGGAATTATTCACAAATACGCCATTTGTAGATGCATAAGGGTTAAAACGTATTATTCTTCGTGTTGGAAGTTTTTGCGTCCGGAAGCGAGAGAAAAGATAGAAAATATGTATCAGGTAGAACATTTAGAAAAGTATATAAAGGAACATTTAAAGGAGGATTAATCCTCCTTTAAATTAATTCCCATATTAATAGGTTTGCCACAAAGAAGCCAATTTAACTTGGTTGGCTCTATTTCGTCTTTGAAGAAATTTCCAGCTTGTCAACAATAGAACGAAGTTCTTGCAAGGAAGACGCTACAAATGTATCTCCATTTTCTGAGCGGACAAATGCACAGAAGTTAAACCTAGGCGAACACTCGCAGTAGATGTCTTCTGGGTCAACAAACAATTGCCAAGTTGGAATACCAAGAAGTTGTGCTATTTCTTCCAACCTCGCTTTTGTAGGGTTGCCATTGATAATGTTAGGGATACTTTGCTTGGTTATCCCTAACATCTTAGCAAAAGTAGTCTTTGTGATGCCTTTTTGCTTTAATATTTCTTCTAGTCTATACATATTATATATATATTAAATGATTGTACGAACTTATTCGTTTGCAAAGGTACGATTAAATTACGAAAGTAAGAAGAGAATATTACTAATAAATGTGAATAAATATGGTGGTTTGAATATATTCGTACTAACAAAGGTTAAATATAAGAAGATTTTCATACTTTCTCTTGGTAATATGAGAAGATATTCGTACCTTTGCAATGTCTTTAAGAGATAAAGGCTTTAAAGTTTAACTATTAATTGCTGTTATGCAGCCGAGTCGGCACTCGTAAAACGGTTTGAGGATATGACTACTTCAATTAAGAACAAGATGAGAAAGGTAATGCAGTTGGCACATAGAGCCTATCAGTTGAAATCAAGTTCAATGTCTTGGGTTGAGTGCTTGAAACAGGCTTGGCAGGTCGTAAAGCTTGAGGCAGCGATGAAGACCAAGGTGGTAGAGTTCTTCTTTATGAAGATGAATGGTGAGGTAAGACAAGCCTTTGGTACGCTCATCCAGAGTCACATTGACTACACTCCAAATGGTACTGGTCATGCAGCATCAAGAGATTGCATCCGCTATTGGGATGAAGAAAAGGGCGCATGGAGACAATTCAAGGCTTACAACTTTTTGCGAGTTGCATAAAGATATATACACGTTCTAAGGTGTTTGGCGAGGCTTTAATAGGGGTGAGCCTTTAATCACCCCTTTAGTTTAGGACTTTTAAATTAAAATCGAATATGTTACATTCTGAGATTGTTAGTGAGTTGAAGAACATTGGTGTACAAGTAAAACCATATAATGTTCAAGATGGCTTTATGGATATGTTCGTAAATGGTGAGGTTTACGATATGTTTGTGAAGTTTGTAAAAGAGAACAACTTAGAAGTGATATATGATAACATTCATCATTGGGATATTTTCACATGGTGTGATGCTACAATTTGGTTTTAATCACAAATAGAGTATAAGATATGGAGACAATTGCTAAGTGTTTGAAAGAAGTGTTCTACAAAGGGCATCATATTACCAAGGTGGAGGACGTATTCGGTCAGGTATTCGTTCGCATTGATAATGTAGTTGAACCGGACTATGCTAGCATAGCAGAGGCGAAACGTGTAATCAATGGTAAAGCCCCAAAGTGGTTTAATGATGGTTATATGTGGGACGAAGCCAGCAAGAAAGTTGTAAAAGACCCTAACGCTTTCCGATGGGAGGAGTAAGAAAACATAAGGTAAAGAACTTAAAACAATTGGTTATGGAAAAGTTTATTGATGGCAGTTATGTATTCGAGAAAACAAATGAGTTTCCGGATGGCTACGAAATTTGGGCGATTGGCCGAAGAAATTTCGAGCACAAAGGCTACGTACCATTGTGTGAGGTCGATGAGAACTATAACGTAAAAAGAGATACCTTGAAGGCTTTGAAAGTAAAGGATGAAGCATTTGCTTTGGCTTTACTCTATGAAGCCGTTAAACGAGGAGTTAACAAGAAGAAGTATAACAGAATGATTAATGCATAAGAAAATGGATGAGAATTTTCTGAATGTGCTCTATATCGAGCACACGGATAAAATAGGCGTTTTAAAGGACGATAAGGACGAAAGGGTATCGATTATCCTTGGGACGGACAAAACGCTTGTAGAACGCAAGAGAGACGGCAAAACGTACCTTCTTGTACCATTGACAAAGAACCACACCTTTGTCTGCAAGGGTAATTGCATTGATGTGGATGGTAAGCGTATCAAGAGTGAAATCTTCTTTCGTAAGGATGGTACGCAGTGGATTGAGATCGATAAAGAAACGTTATCTAAGGTAGCGTAATAAAAGGAGGTTTAAGCTATGAAAGTATATGTAGTAATTTCTTCGTACCAACACGGATTGGGTGAAGCTGTTGAGGTTGATGCAGAAGTCTTCGATACCAGAGATAAGGCTAGAAAGGCTATAAGACACAAAGGAATGAACACTTTGGAGAATTACAAGCGAGTTTTGAATTGCGATGATTATCTATACAATATCTCAGATTCTTTCTTCCATATCTCAGACAGCGAAGGAGAAACGTGGGACAATTTCGACATCGTAGAACAAGAATTAAAATAATAAAGCTATGAAGATTGATGTTATCAAAAATATTATAGAAGATGCGAAGGAGTCTGGTTGCCTTGTGACAATTACACTTGTAAATGGGCAGGTATCGCATGTAAACTTCAGTAAGCAAATAAAGACGTTTACTGCTACAGATGATGTAATCTTGGACGAAGAGGGACATCTTGTGATAATACTTGGTACGGATGGAAGTAGAGATTACATTGATAGCGATTCCGTCATTCGCATATTTAGTAAAGAAGGTGTTTAACAATTGATTAGATAAGAATATGGATGCAGGTCATGTGAATGTGATATTAGGCGAAGCCGAGGACAAAGGTCTTAGAGGAAATATCAACTTGGTAGGTGGAGCAAAAATAAGTTTCGACTTCAATGGTATTGGTATTGAAACATCTTTCAATTGCAATACAAAGAACAGAACACTTATGATTGGGAGTGGAAGTGCAGTAGTGTTTACACGTAAATATATTGATTGTAGCTCTATCCAGTATATTGAAGTGTTTGAACGTACAAAATAATTATAGGAGACAAGAATATGAATATACTAGACTATTATGAGGTTGTCACCTCAAAGATTTTCAAGTTGGAAAGCATGAACGAGGGGCTTGTATTGATAGCACCGGAGCAGGAGGTAGATGGAGTCCGTTCCTTGATGGTGGGACTATATGTGCCAGAGCATGAACGATACAAGATGTATACTTTCCGTTCCTCTATGAACGAGGGTGAACTTGGCGACAAGTACAAGGCGATGGTCGGCACGATGGATGTGCTTAAACCGGATTGGGACAGAATTAGAAAGAAAAGACGGAAGAGGATTTAACCTCTTACCGCCTTAAGGATGCATTCGTTGATGAAGTCACTCTTGTTTCCATCTAAAGAATTGAGGATGTCGAGTGTTTCTTCTGTGGCAGAAAAGAACATACGTTTAGCGCATTTCTTCTTGCGTCCACAGCCTTCTCTTGCACCTCCCCATGACTTGGCTGTCTTTTCTTCGTTTGTGTCCATACGTTAAAAATTTGGTGGTTTGAAATAAATTTCGTACCTTTGCAACGAAATCCCAAGGTGGGAGGCGGTGGGCAGCACCACCTCCCTTGGAGTTAGAATAATCTAATCGTGAATGATAAGATTTCTATTTTCCAAATCTTCAATGAAACTTTGAGAACGTTCATAAGACTTTGGGATTTCATTTTACCTACTCTTTCAGGTTTTCGGCATCCCCTTTGTAATCTCTCTTTGATTACACTGCAAAGATACGAAAAATATTTGAAATATGCAAACTATTTCAAGATTATTTTAAGAAAACATGAAAATAAATTAGAGTTTTCTTGCATTTTTCAAAGGTTTTTGCTACCTTTGCAGATGTAAACAATAAAACAATGAGCTTATGAAAGTATTATCAATTCGCCAGCCGTATGCTTGGTTAATCGCTATCGGCTGCAAGACCATTGAAAACAGAACCTGGAATAGAAAGTTCCGTGGTCGTTTCCTTATTCATGCTAGCCAAGCCAAACCCGAAAAACTTGACGGATGGCAGGAGAGCGCAATGAAGAAATATTGCCAAGAGCATGGTATTGTTATTCCGGACTTCAAAGACTTGCCAACGTCAGCCATTATCGGCAGCGTAGAGTTGGATGATATTCAATTCCATGAGGCTTATCCGGATGCGTTTGCTGAAGATTTCCAATATCATTGGTTCTTGAAGAATGCTAAATTGTTCGATGAGCCGATTAGAAACGTCAAAGGCAAGTTGTTCCTCTGGGATTATGAGTACAATGAAGCTGAAAAGTAAAATAACAATACTTCTGTAATAAAAATACAAGTCGTTGAAAATTAGCGCAAAAGTCTTTGTTGTTCTAAGGGTTAGATAAGATGTAAATGTAAAAATAAAGAAAGCCTCAACCTCTAACGAGATTGGGGCTTTTACAGTTGTCCTAGTGTGTCTCACCATTATTATTTCGTTCAATCAAAGGTAAGATACCTTTCTCCTTTAGGAACTCATAGAGAAAGAAACGCCCTTTTTGAGTCCATTTCGTGTTGTATTTGATGGTTTGTTTTCCATCATTGTGCGTAATGGTCACTGGCTCGCTATTCACATATCCCTTATCCAAATATTGGCGGTACAAGACCCATTGGTCAGAAACCTTGTGCTGGATACCATGCTCATGCAACAATTTGTTGAATGCTTGCGGACTCATTCCGTAATCCTGCGCCATTGATGTAATCACGCTTGTGCTCTTGTTCTTCATCATCACATCGAAGTAAGTAGTCTTAGGCTTCATCGTTGTAATCTGTGCGCTTAGTCCTACAATCTCCTGCGATGCCTTGGCAAGTTCCTCCTTCTGCTGTTTGTTTTCCAAGGTCAGTACTTGGTTCTTCTCGAACTGGTCAGCCCAAGCTCTTGCTGCTATAGCCGGATTAGTGAAATCGGGCAAAGATGGAACACTCTGCATTCTTACTTTTTTCTCAACCTCAATGAAGTACTTGCGAATCATCCTGCCTGTCTCATTGTTCTCAATCATACACAACTCCTTAGCCATATCCAAAGATAAGGCATACTCTGTAATAGTAGTAGCACCATTTTCTCGTTTAATAACTTTATTAAATGAGCAAAAGTCTTGATTTTCAACGAATCCGTACTTTTCAATACGGTTTCGAATCCAATTAGCAAACTGCTGCTTACTACCCAACTTATGGTGCAGCTCTCTTGCATTGACGGCTTGATTACCATCACGTTCTTCTACCTTGATGAGTTCAAAGCCTTCAACCTTGATTTCCTCACTCTGATTTACGAATGCTCCCAGCATGGGTGCATCATTCAAATTCTTTTCTAAATAATCTTTCATTTCTTAATTTGTTGATAATTTATATTTGGCTGTGGTGGAAACGAAAAGCCCCATCCGCTAATGTGGAAAGTGCGAACGGGGCTTAGCCACTTGCCCACTAAAGTAGAGAGATGAGCTTGTGGCAATTCTCCACGCTTGGAGAAAGTGAAATATCTAACAAATTTTAATAGTTTCAATATCCTTATTAGCCGTGCTCTCTACTTCACAACCTTGTTGTTTCGGCTGCAAAGTTAATGCTTTTCTCTTTAACTTGCAAACGCTTTAGTGTTTTGTTTAAAACATTAACGTTTGTTTTAC